GCCGGCACCCGAGTCCATTTACGACTTCTACGAGTCGGCCGCCGGCGCGCAATGGCGCTAGTATGGTGCGCCTGGATTGAACTGCAAGAAAGGATAGCCCAATGGACGCCAAGGAAATGAAGCCGAAAATCAAACGTCTGGATCGTGCCATTCAAGCGCTCGGCAAGTGTGACACCATTGACCGCGCTTATCTACTGGATAGATTTTTCACTCGTGAAGAGATTAGTGCAGAGTTGCTGCGGCGGATGCAGGCAGAGCGCCAACACTTGGCGAAACTGAGGAAGGAGAGAACTCAATGACCCTATTTGAAAATCTTAGCGAGATGCACGAGATAAAACTGGTGTTGATGGACGCAGCGGAGACGACGGTCTGGGTGTGTCCAGACTGCGGTCGCTGTGTTCGTATCACGCGTGGCGTAGAGGCGGTCGATGGGGGCCATACGGCCCCTGGCAGAATGGATGTGCTGTTCGCGGGAAACTGCGAAGCTCACCACGTTGGAAGCTACGGCGGACTGAAGATGGGCTCGGTGGAGTTGAAACCATGATTGACAACGTTACTCAAGATAAGTTAGCCGAAGTCGCCGCTGAGCGCGACCGGCTGCGGACGGAACTGACGCAACAGGAGAACGAGAATAACCGCCTGATGTTCGCGCTCAAACGTATCCAAATCAATTCGCGCGGCGGGCCACTCTACTCTGCGGTGGAGAAAACACTGTCACAGGAGTTGTTGGAGGCCCGTGCTGAACTGGAAGCGGAGCTGGCCGAGTTGGCCGAGTGCCAGCGGGAACGTGATCACTTGCGAGACACTATCATATGTCATTACTGCCGCCGGCAGTTTACGCTAGGCGTGGATGACCTGTCCGCAGACGAACACTGGCGCGAGTGTCCCAAGCATCCAGCGCGCAATAAGTTGGACACCGCCCGCACTCACCTGGCGGCGCTGCTGGATTTAGTGAGTTGGTACGCGATGAACCCAACTGACTTGGAGACTGCCCGCGCCGCGCGCGAGTGGCTGGGCACCGAATGACTTCCAAACGCCAACCAAGATCACCTGTCCATCAATTGGACAGCATAAGGCGCGTCTTAGATGGGAAAAGGCGTGCGGGGATACCTAAATCGGGTAAGCTTACGCCATGGCGCGAAATCGCAAAAGACTACCTCGGCGTACCGCCCGGTACGCTGTGTTCGGTGAGCAAGGGCCGGGACCCGCACAAGCCATCTATCCGGGCCGTCTTTGGCCTACCTGTCCTTGCACCTGCGCCAGTATGCCCCGTCCATCACAAAGTACATTCTCACGTCCATAAGCCGCGCCAGAATTATTATGAGTGGCGTTCTAAAAACATGGATAAGCTGCTGAAAATTGTGGCGTGGGCCGACCCCCGTGTACACGGGGGGACACAGGCTGATCAACGCGCCTGGTGGCATGTGCCCGGACAAACGGGGCTGTACCTATCGCGTGACGTGCCTACACCCGCCGCAGAGTAGGCGCGGCCACCGGCCCAGCATGATAAAAGCAATTGAAACAGTCTATAAAGGTTATCGCTTCCGCTCGCGGCTGGAGGCGCGCTGGGCCGTGTTTTTTGATGCGCTGGGGATTAAGTGGGAGTATGAGACAGAAGGTTTTGATTTGGAAGAATTCGGGCGATACTTGCCAGACTTTACTATTTGCAATGGATATGGCGAGGCTAAGTGCTGGATTGAAATCAAAGGACACCGAAACCTTAATTCCCGTGAATACAACGTAGCTCATGCGCTCAGAGAGCATCTATCGGGCTATATTCTTTTCGGAACACCTGAAGTACCCATGTATCATGGCCCAGAGTCAGACCAAACACCCGTCACATTATTCCCCAATGGATTTGTAACACTTACCCCAAACGGCGCGCCAGAGCCAGAATGGGATTGGTATACAGGGTCATGGGCGATTGAGTTCGGAAAAGTAGTATCTACGCCAGAGGGGGTTGGGAAAATTTCTTATCTATTGTCCATTGCTCGCCTATGCTGTTGGCACGAATGGAAAGATTTCAGCGTAGATTTTTGGCCTGTCCCTTCGTTTGAGCCATACCTTATCGATGAATATGGAACGGGTAATCCACTCAAGGCAGGAACAAAGAGAATGGACTCTCCGAGATTGCGCGCTGCTTATGCAGACGCCCGTCAAGCCCGATTCGAGCATGGCGAAAGTGGCTGAGAGCTATACCCTTCTCAGCGTAGGCGAGCTGGCCGGCCCGGCCCAGACGTTGAGCGCGGGTAGGCTGTCCGGCGGCGTGATCACGAGTCTATCGTCCCATCCGCCAATCGTCTGCCGGTTAGAGTAAATGTACGCCCCTTCGCCGCTCTTGAGCACCATTCCGACGGTTGCGCCATCCTGATTGCGAACCGTCAAATCGCGCAGGGCCACTACTTCGTATTCCGGTAGCACAATACCTAAATCTTCCAGCAGATGGCGGATGTTCTCAATGCGTAAGAATTTCATTTCGTCTCCGATGGGGCCCGGGGTGGGCGGCTCAATGGGCGCAGGTATCTCGCCTAATTCTCTCGATAGGCTGACCATTCTCTCTGCGATGGCCGTCTTGGACACGTCATACGGCTCCCAGGCCGATGCGCCACCCGTACCAAGTGTGAATAGGTGAGCGCCTAAGACTCTAGCGTCGAGCCGGATGTGGCGCTCGAATGGCTCAATCCACTCTGACCAATAGCGACCGAAGCCTTCGGGTGAGTTGCCATAGTAGTCTTTCCACGGCCTGAACTGTTGGACATTATCGAGGCCGCATTCGGTCAGGTAAAACTTCACATCCGGATAACCCATTGCCGTGAAAACTTCCGCGTCATTCTCATAGCGATAGGCATAGTGCGTATCGAGTGGCCCATAGCAGTGACGGCCCATCTTCGCGCCAAACTCCCGTGTGGCCCGCAGCAGCCACTCAGCATGTTGCCAGACCGGATAGTCCGGTTGGCCCACGCTCCAGTTCCCAATTACCGGAGTAATGTTCCGGTCGCGCAGCATCTTGGCCGTCCACCAGATAAACTCGCATACCCACGCCATGACGCGCGGAGAGTTAGCCGGGTTATCATCGTCCTTCCAATCCGGCTCATTGAGTACTTCCCACTGCCATATAAAACTATTGGCCGAGATGATGGGCCAGAGTTCATCTGTGAAGTAGATGGCCGCTGCGCGTTCGGGCGTGTCTGAGAAAACGCGGAAGGTTCGCTGATCCATGACGCGGCCTACAATGGTGCGCTCATCTACCGGCTCATTGCGCGGATAACTGCCGGCATACGTGACCGAGGTGACACCTGCCTGCAGCCATCTAGACAAGCCAGTGCCGCCCGTTTGGAAATGAGCCGAAGTCTTCAACATCGGATATACTTTAGATAAGGAGAAACAAATGGAAACTCACACCCATGATACTCAAGAACAGAACACGATCCGCGTCTCACCCCTAGCTTACCACGCCCACCTATCTGAATTTTCTTTTGACCCCCAACCCGATATCACTACCTGGGAACTCGCGCAGTGTATGGCGCTGATTCAACAGACGAATTTGGTGGGCGACTTGACCGAATCATTGATCGAGAAGGGTATTGCGCGTCACTTTGTGCGCCTGACTTACTAGAGCGTCAAGTCCCCGCCAATCGGAATAGGCGTCTGGGCTGGGGTAGTGGCGAGTCGTTCATCGCGCTGGGCTTTGACCGACAAGCGCAGAAATTCCCGTTTGGCTGATGCATCGGGCAACGTGGCGACGTAGGCGGTTGCGACTCGCACCGTGTAATCCGTAACCGACAAATCCACTTCGGTCACTCGCACGGCAATGGTGAAGTGAAAGCCATTATCAACGACATTGAGTATCGTTCCGGTTGCCACGCGCACCTCGTTTCTTCTTTGTCGGTTGGGGTTCCAGAGGCAGACCTTCAATATGCAAACCTTCAATCAGAGCTTGCCGCGCGTCAAACGTGCCGCCCGATGTTTGCTCACACAAGTACAACCACGCCTGGAGTAGCATGGCCTTTGCGCGCATCGGATTAGCTTCTACCATCTGCGGCGTGTCACCTGTTCCAAAACGCAGAGAGAGTTGACCGTCCACTAACTCAATGCACACTTTTCCATAGCCTGCAATCGGCTTATGCTCAGGCACTTTGAAGGAATAGACATACTCCGCGTACAGCACTTCTCCGAGAATGGACAGCGCATCTAGCCCGCCTAAGTTTTCCAGGCGTGCGTCAAAGCGCCCGGTGACGGGGTTGTGGGTGATGTGGATAGCTTGGGTTACATCAGCTATTTGAGCGTCACTCATCGGCTAATCCTTCTGGCACAGTCTGAGTTGAATATACGGCATTGTAACATCCACCGTTGCTGTGCTGGTCGAGGCCGTGCTGCCGCTGATGGTGTGGCTGTGCGCCGTGCCGGCCGCCGTGGAGCCGGTGATAGTGTGGGTGTGCGCTGTGCCGCCGGTGGAGGTTGTGTTGGCGATATTGACATCGTGCGTATGCACCGACTCTAAACCACTATTGAATGAGGCAATATCCACCGTATGGTCATGCGCCACACTGTCATTGCCGCTGGTAAAGCCGTGAGTGTGGGCATCATTTTGTATTGCGCCGCTGTTCGTTCCCCCAGCCGTAGCGGTTCCTACGGCAGGAGTAACCAGCGCCGATCCAGTCGTAGTAAATACCTGAATATCGTGCGCGTGACTATCGCTGTTGGTCGTGCCGGAGTGGGTGTGAAAGGTATTGCCCCCCGCGCTGGTAGTTTGTGGAGGGTTGACAGCATGGTTGTGGCTAGTCCCGGCGGCGCTAGTTGTATTGGCCGGATTGACATCGTGTGTGTGCGCCAACTCGCTGGAGTTGACCAGCGTCCCGTCGGCGTGCGTGTGCGTCGACTCGTTATCTGCCGCAAGTGTCCCCGCCGCGTGCAAGTGGCTGGCGACCGTGCTAATCGTGCGCGTGCCCAGGTTGGTCAGCGCAGTGCCGACCGTCCCCTCTAACGTTCCCCCACTCGGCACACCTACCAGCGCCCGCCCACGCGCGGCGATATACTCTGTCCATCCGGTCGGACAGGCGGCGGCAAATAGTACGATAGCGCCCGGCGGAATCAGATAGCTCCCGCCGCCCGAACCCCCACCGCCACCGCCCGGACCACCGTTGATCTGCTGCCAGATACTATCTACCTCATCTGCAATTTTCCGAATGGGAGATGAGTGTTGGCTGGCCGCTCCGCTTGGCCCGCCGCTCATCTGCTCTTCGAGCGTCGCCAGCGGCGCTTCGGGTGTCACTTTCAATTTATTGGTGCTGGCATTGTATGTCACTTGGAGTATGCGAAATGTCCGCACGCGGTTGAGAGCGACGCTTAGTGTTGGCGGCAGGTTGCGTATCGTGATGGTATCGCCACTGCGGGCAGACCATTTAGGCCACTTTGCGCCAGCCCCATCAAACAACTCATCGAACTCGATAGCGGCGCGCGGCGCAGGTTCGCGTCCATCCTCGATTGCCGTATCGCGCACATTGGCCGCAACGGTAGCGGAGCGTGTCTGCGCCTTGACCGCCTTACGCCGCGTGAAACCCCATCGGTTTATGCTGGCCTGGTCAACTGAAGTCGCCGTAACCGCTCGCTGATTATTGGCGTCGTTGTATATACCGTAGGCGCTGTTGTACAACATTTGCAGCGTCCGCTCAATATCGTAGTCGGAAATATCTACGTACCAACTGCGGCCACTTGCACCGCGCGGCTGAAAGGTCAACACCTTATTTTCCCAGACACAGGCCTCCCACACGCGCGGCGGAGTCTGGTTGTCTCCCAGCCGCGTCAAACGGTCTAATATCTCCGACGGATATTTGTCATCGTAACTCTCAGAGAGCGTCACGCCGGGATTTTGAATTAGCGCAACCGAGGTTGAGAGAAGGGGCGCCGACGTCAGCAGGTCAGTGACAATTGTATTGGCAGTGACGGCGCTGTAGGCGGCGGTATGCGGTAAATCGGAGAGTGCCCGGTAGTATCCCAACGCACTGAACTTTACCCCGGCCGGCGTCAGGTGCGGGTCCTCCAAGCGTCCTTCCCAAACGATTGCGCCATTATCTGTGACGCGAATGAATGGCAGGCCCACCCGGTCAAACATATAGAACGCTTCCGGTTGGTGGAGCGGGACAAAGAAACTTATTGAAGCGAAACCATGCTCATCATTGCTGAACTCAACATCTTCAGCGATGTGAGAATAGTCCGCTAGGAGTGTACTATCCAGGTAGGCGTAAATGCCGAGGTGGAGGCGGGCGGTCATGCTACTGTGGCGTCAGGTACGCCAGACGACGCGTCGCGGTGAAGGTGAATGTCTGGAGCACGTTCGCATTATTGGCAAAGCGCCAGTTGGCGCCCTGCGTCGCCAGCCATACCAGCGTAACATGCTGCAACAATGTGTTGCTCCATAGGTTGCCTTCATAGGACAGCGAGTCGGTCACGGCGGTATAGTCGAGTGTGGCGGTCGGATGCGGAAGGGTTAGCGCCTGTGGGTCAAATGTAAAATCAATGTTGGCCTGATTGGGAAACGTGAATGTCTTGACTGCAATCACGTTGCTTCCCTCGTCGTCCATCCCGACGAATACCAGGTTATCAATGTCGAGTGTCGGCGCGCCGGTGATGCTGCTCACGGCCGCTTGCAACTTGAACGTCGGATAGGTGGCGCTGGGTAGGTTCTGCTCATCTACTGGAAAGCTAATCCCACCTAGACACACCACGCGCGGCTGAGTGGTGGACGTATCAATCAGGATAGGAGTACCGATTAGCGTCCGTGTTCCTCCAGCGCTCACGAACAGCGGCAGGAGTTGGAAGGTGCGCGTAGCATTATTATTGCGTATCGTCGCGTACACATAGATATTTTTACATGTGGTCAGGGGTATCGTGAGCGTGAGTATGCCACTGGTTGAGAAGGCCGTCCCGGTCGGTGTGTATCTGAGGATATTCGTTCCACCGAACGGATTATTGGCAGCGTCGGCCACCGCCGTCCACGCCGTAGCCGTCATCCCATTCGCGGCTAGTGACTGAAGGTAGCTGCCAGTCACATCACCTGTCCCTGACTTGTTGCGCGCCGCCAGAATGAAACTGTCCTTCATGACCAGCGCCGCACCGGGCGTCAGGTTATCCAACACAATTTTGAGTGGAGAAAATTCAGGATGAGACGAGGCAAAGGCAATGTGTTGGCGGCTGCCCGACGCCGCGGCCGAGCTTGACACGCTCTCTACCGGCCCCAGCCACTGGCCACGCCGCCTAAGCCGTACTGCAATCTGTTGTATCCAAGCATTCCGGCTGTCGTGCGTCTTCTCGAACGGCGCAATGGGGATACCGGCATCGTCCCCCACGCGGCCCAGCACGGCGGCTTGGAGTGGACTGCCAGAGGAGTACAGCGCGCTTCCCGCTGGTACATATTGCATCGTCACGGCGGCGACGTTCTCCCCACGTTGCCAACGGCGCGCCTGGTCAAGCAGACGCAGTAGAGTAGAACGCTTGGCCGTAATGTCCGCCGGAGTAGTACCGCTAATGATGATAGGCAACTCTTCTTCAGCGTCACTAAACGGTCCGCGATTGGCGAGCGAGTTTTCCGATAGCGCCGGAATAGAGGGAACCCAATGCTCCAGCGCATCGAGCAGATAGGCGGGCGTGCCGCGCACCGCATCTTGGAGTACGATGGTCGTCGTGCCGTCGGTAATGGCGAGATAGGGAAGGGTTATATCAGACATGATTTTGCCACAGCGAAATCACATCGCACCTCGCAGCCTAAGCCGCGTATCCGCGTAGCCACCCACACGTTTCAGCGCGCCTTCAACACTCTTGCGCGTTTCCGAGGGTGATGCGCCGCGCGCATCAATGTTGATGGTCACGCACTTACCGCCGCCGTTCACCGGGCCACCCGTGGGCCTCGGCGTATAGTCCATACGCGGTGGCGCAATCATTGGCCCTCCGGTGAAAGCTGGCGCGCTCACGGGTGAAATGTTTGGGCCACCCCCGAAGGCTAAACCACCGCCCATAGTTGGCCCGCCACCCATTCCAACCGTTGGCCCCATTCCTGGCCCACCGCGCCCAAAAATATCCGGCTTCGGAACGCGATTGAGTTTTTCTAGCGCTCCAGTAATTCCACGTAGCCCAATCTCAAAGGGTGTCGGGCTTCCGGGGATGGCCCAATCCGGCAGGCTTGGCAAGTTAATAGAGAAGTTGAATACGTGCGACGAAATCCAGTTCCATAGGCCCTCGATAGATCCCAAAAAATTGTCGATGGCTGTTCGTACCGGCGTCAATGCGGTGCTAATGGAAGTCATCGCAGTTTCAAATATAGTTTTGGCCGCATTGATCTTGTCATTGATGGCAGCTCGTATAGCTTCGATCTTGTCCGTTACCGATGTTTTGATCTCCGTCCATTTCGTATCCCACCAAGTTTTGAGCGTGTTCACTACATCTTGAATAATCACTGATGCTGCGTGAATGGTCAAATCAATGCTGGTTTTCATCCCTTCCCAAATTGTCTCCAGCGTCGTCTTGATCGTGTTCCAGGCTCCATCCCAATCTCCATTGATAATCAGCATCACGGTTTTTATGATGCCTTCAATCGTGTGAATGGCCGTGTCAATGTTGGTTTTGATAAGTTCCCAAATGGTCGAGGCAACAGCCATAATCGTATCGTGGTTCTCTGTCCAGAATGCTACCAACGGATCAATGATGCCGTGAATGGTGTCCGAGATACCCGTGACGATAGTTTCAATTGTCTGTTGAATGAGCGGCCAATTTTCATCTACCCAGGCCTTGATTTCGGTGAACTTCATCACCGCAAATGTAATCACTTCTCCGATAGTGGCCTGGATGGCCGGCCAATGTTCTGTTACCCAATCCACTGCCGATTGAAAGGCAGGGATAAGTGTAGTTGTGATGAAGTCGCCAATGGCTTGTAGCACAGGCTGTATGGCTACCCAGGCCTCCTGTATCTTGAGTTGAATCGTCGGCCAATTCGTAATGACCCAAGTGACGGCCTGTTGAAATGCGGGGATGACTGTTCCAACAATGAAGTCTCCGATAGCTTGTAAAACGGGTTGTACGGCTATCCAACCTTCCTGTATCTTGAGTTGAATGAGCGGCCAGTTGAGCGTTATCCACTCCACCGCTGTCGTAAGCGCCGGGATGAGCGTATTGGAAATGAACTGCCCCGCCAGCAGCACGGCGTTCGAGATGGCGGCCATCACCGTTTCAATCACCGTTTGCGCCGGTGGCAGTTGCCCGAACACAACGGTAAACAGGTTGGCGAGTGCATCTTGGAGTGGGCCGAAGGCGATACCGATTTGTGTGCCGACGTTACTGAACATTTCCATGAATGCAGTGAATGGCGCTTCGAGAGAATAGATGTCAATGCCTAATCCCTGGAGGATATCACGCACCGGACCGAACTCGCCCAGCGCATCAATTGCCGCGGCAAATTCTCCCTGTGTAATCAGGCTTACAAAGCCCGCGAAGGCGGTGGCTAAATCCGTGATGACAGGAATGGCTGGAGCCAGAACGTTTTTGAATAAGTCGTTGAGAACAGGTAGGAATACGGCTGCAATAGTCTCGCCCGCTTCTGCAACGGATGTGGTGAATATCTCCCACTGTCCACCAGTGGTTGCGGCCAGCGATTCAGCCGTTCCGCCGATAGCTCCGTTGAGCAATTCGAGTATGCGCGCTTGAGCGCCCGCCGCATCCCCGGCCTCCATCATGGCCTTAATTGCTTCTTGTTCGGCTTTAGGAAATGCGCCGGTTTGCTTGTTGAGTCGTCCCAGCGCTTCACCGGGATTATCGAGCGCAAATCCTAGCGTCTGGGCGGCCGAGGTAACATCGACTCCCAGGAATGCCGCCAAATCAGCCGCCGCTTCGAGCGCCGTCGGGAAAGTATCTTTTCCAATGGTGTCAAACTTGAGCAGTACCGACTCGGCGGCAATGACAGTATCCGCAGAACCACCGACTAAGTTTTTGTATTGATCAGCCAGTCCTAACAACTCGTCACGTGTGAGTCTAACGACGGGTGGGACTAGCCCCATGCGGTCGGCGAGCGTGGTGGTGAAACTGGCAGAGCCGGAAGAGATTTCCCCCGACAAACCGGCTACTGCCTCGCGCTGGTCTTGTAGAGCTAGAGTCTGGCTGGCGGTAGGTTCTTTTAGTTTAAGATAGGAGGCTTCCATACCTTCTAGCTTGGCCGCCGCGTGTTCATATTTGTCTTGGAGTTTTACAATCTCTTCGCCAGAGAGACGGGTGGCCGTGATGTTCTGACCGGCAGCAGCGGTGTAAGCATCAGATTGTGATTTGGCGCTGGCCTCGGTCGCTTTGAGTACCGCATCAAAGCGCGCCATTGTCTGTTCATCTTCGAGCGCGCCCTGAAATGCATTACCAAAGAATTGAGTGACCGCGCCCGCCGCTGCGCCCAGCGCGTTGATAGCAACCTCGCCCACCCGGCGGAGTGCGCCCGTCGCTATCTCGCCAAACGCATCGAGCGGGCCGGAGGCGGACTGCGCCGCGCTACCGAAACCCGCGACTGCATCATTCGCGCTACCCAGGTCTCGTTCAAAACCTTCTACGTTTTCGGTAACAAACGTAATACCGGATTCAGTTAAAAGCGCTCCTGCCATTGTGATCCTATTGAATATCCTATATACTAATAACGTCTAGTCTAAGGCATGCGTTCGGGCTTGCTATGGAATGGAACGGTGGGTTCGGGCATGGTTCGCAATGGCTAGGTAAGGTAGGGTAGGATGGGGTATGGTTATCTTTTCTTCCCACGTCGCAGTTCTCTGATCTGCTCCAAACTCAAAACCGCTTCGACTTGGTTTTGAATTCTGTAACTTGCCACGATGGCCGACTGCTCCTCGCCATCCAGCGCAAAGAACTCTTCCAATCGGTAGCCGGCCCAACGCGCCGCGAAGCGCCATTCCAGTTCCGCGCTATATTCAATTCCGCTGCGCGGCACCTTGATGCGGAACAGGTCAACCTTGCGAAACTTCGGGCTGAAACCGTTCGACCGCTTCGGCGGTCGCCCCCTCGGTCGGCTGACTGTGGCGCAGGAGCAAATCACGCAGCGCAGTCACATCTTGCTCACTGGTGCATAGGATATGCGCCACGTAGACAAACTTGTCTTCGGGTGGCAACGTGACGTTGAACTGTTGCATATCGGCACGGAGTTTCGTGACGGCTTCCACGTCCACTTCCACATCTACCCCAGTCAGGATGAGCGCGCGGAAGATGAGGTTGCTGAACTCCTGTCGGTAGGCAGTCAGCGCCGCCTGATAGTCGGGATGGTTCGGGTTGCTCTCTTGCTTCTTGACGCCGCCATAGTCCACCTCCTGCAGTGGCGGCTTAGGAACAGGAATAGTTTTCTGAATTTCCGATAGCAGCAGCGGCGACACCTTGCGCGCCTGAATAGTTACGCCGCTATCGGGAAAGGTGAAGGTAGTCGGGCCGTGATGACCGTTACTCTGTTCAGTGCTCATGTTAGAACTCGCTTGCCTGGCCGACTAAGAGAATGCCATCCGTTCCACCTGCCGACAGTCCAGCCAACGCGATGTTGTTGGAGTCGGTTTGTACCTGTGCATTCGGCACGGCCAACCGGTTGATCCGGTTGAGCGTAGGCCAATTCAGAATGCGGTTGCTGCCGCCATCATTGCGTACCCAAGTCACGCCGCCATTCCAGGTGGCCCACAGGCGGCCGGTCGGCGTATTATCATCATGCACAAAGTAGCCGACTTCATCCGTAGCAAAAACTATGTCGCGTAGGAAGCCGGTGCCAGCCCCAGTAAACGGTTGATAGGTCCAGGTCTCGCCGCCGTTGAGCGTGTAGTACAGCCCAGCGCCCTGCGATGAGCCTACCCACCAATGCAGGTTGGTTTTCACTTCGAGTGCCGTCAGGTTGAGCGTGATCGCGGTGGGTTCTGTGACTGTGACGGACCAAGTAACCCCGCGATTGGTGCTCACCACCACGTCGCTATTTCCGGCGGTGGCCACGATCACTTCCCCGCCGTCACCATCGATGCGGAAGAAATCCTGCGCCGTTGCATCGGCTGCACTAACGACTGTTACGCCCGACGTGATATTGTCAGCGCGATAGATGTAGCCACCGTTGCCGCAGAAGTAGACTTTCGTTCCGAGCACGTACAAATCGACCGGCGCTTTGTTCGCTACAAAACCGCTGGTGACTTTGGTGAATGCTCCGGGTACGCCCGTCTTACTATTGATAGTCGCCCAGAAGTAAGCCGCCGCGCCGATGATTACCAGCTTGTCGGCCACCATGTCAATGCCCAGCGGGTCTTCTGTTGCGCCAAAGCTGGTAATGCTCGTCTCAGTCCAAGTCGCCCCACCGTCAAGCGTGTAGACGAGTTCGGCGGGTAGGCCAGGAGCCGCAGCGCCAGACGACTTAGTGACAGCGTAGATACGCTTGGTTCCGTCGTCCTGCGGGCCACAGTCGCCACACTGGAGCGTGGAGCCGTATACGATGTCCACCACTTCGCGCGCAACTTCGGTAGAGGCCTTCGCGCCAATACCGATTGCACCGACGGCATACTTAGACTCAAGGGTGATAAACAACGCGTCCTCCCCTTGATTGTCGTCCTCCCACGCCATGCGGTCGCCCTCGTCCACTTCGGTAGTCTCGGCAAACGAGACCACTTCCACGAAGCTATCCCAGCCATTGAGGAAGTCGCTGGGGTCTTTGCACAAGCCGTTAGGAAGGTACAGGTTGAATGGACACGTCAGGTCGCCGAGCTGGAACGGCAACACGGAGCGCTTCTCCAGAATGCGGAGAGTGGCGGTGGGGAAGTCCGGCGCGGTCGCCTTGCGCCCGACAAATTTGAACTTCTTTGGTCGGTTGGGGTCGTACACGCGCACCGGCTCGATGCCGCCGCTGATCGGACGGGTGACGCCTTCGAGAACCATATATTGAGTCTCGACTCCGGCGTACTTGAGCAGATTGTTGGGGAAAGGCCCGCCGTCCTGGAAAAAGAGTCGGCGGGATTGCTGGGTCAGGACTTCATCGGCAGTGGGCTTGGGCATGGTTCATCCTTTCGTATTGCGCAAATAAAAACGAGCCGTCTGCCGAGTTCTTCAACTCTGGCTGACAGCCCGTATAGGGTGGAATATTCAATTAGGAAAGCGGTCAATCACTCAATATAAATTTTCCTCCTTATAGATAGCCTCGGATAGCTGTAATCAGTTCCGGCTCTGCATGTATCAATTCATTCAGGCGTTGAGTAATTGCAAGCGCCTCGGGATCGTGGGGCGAGTAGGAAAAAGACCCATCCCCAAGATCATAGCCGATACTAAACGAATCGTCTTCGTTTATCCCGACTGATATTTTATCCAGCAGCGTCTTGGGTAGACTTCTCAAAAGAGATAATATCTCTCGACCTTTTTCAAGCTCTTCAATCTTGACCTTGTCGGGCATAGTGTTTCCTCCGTTTAGTGATCAATCACTCCTGGCGCTATCCGCAGATTACGTATTTCCTTCCAAGCTAAGATGTGGCCGCGTCGAGTCCCGAGGGGATTGTCAAGGTCTTGTGAACTAATGGCGAACCTCTCATCATTATTTCCCGCCGTGCGCGCTGCATCAAAACTCCAGTAGCTAATCGAGCGGTTAGCGACATCGCAGGCGCAGATACGATGCGTCATTTCTGCGGCAGCCAGACGGGCGACAATGTTCTGATAGCGAGTGGCAACATTGCCACCCTCCAGCGGATAGCCTGCCAGGTAACGCACTTGTACCCGGTCAGGCTCACGACCGGCTGCCCAACTTACCGCAGACCAAATACTGGTCGTTGTGTTCAACACTGCCCCGCCAATGTTCAGTTCCCCCATACGGCTATTGCGTATGCCTGCACGCGCAATCGCTAACCCCTGCGCCGCTGGGTCAAAAGATGAGTCTACCGGCACGTAACTAATGCTGCCAGCGCACCCATCGCAACAACAAAACCAGCCGTGACACGGTTCGGTTTCCCAGATGAGAGTCGCTTGCGCGTTGTCTACCGTTTGACCGTCTGGGTCAGTCGTGCGCGTATACACGTCGAGCGATGACGCAAAGTTTGTGGCAGTTGCTGGGTCGATCGGTTGGGTGGCTACACCCTCATACAGGATAGGGCGCACGAGTAGCCAGTAGCGACCCACAACAATCGCATTGCCACCGGTGATAGTTACCTTTACGGGTCGTATCCGATAGCGCTCACCCACTGCTTCCCCATCCAGCCGGTCTGCGCTGCCGAAGTAGACGGCTATTTTATCTGCATCGGTCTGAGACGTTGCAATGGTAATCGTGAAGGTATCCGATAAACCATCGCTATCGGCATCGGTAATCACGAGTTTGCCGTTGGCGAGTGAGGCCGCGCCAATCAGAGTTCTAGACTCTACTCCCACTGCCTGAACATAGCCACTCGGCCAAGGCAGACGTGCGCCGATAAACTCTCCGTGCGCATCCCAGTTTGCCAGTCGTGTTCGACTGTGGTCATAGTAACGCGGCCACGGTACCGTCTCTTCGCGGTACTCTGGCGCAATCGAATAGCCGAGGTAGTCGCGCAATCTCTTCTCCGCAGTTTCGATAGCTTCCTCGATCTCGCTCCGGCCAATGGCGTTCGAGGCTTGCCATGAATATCTCCGAACAATATCATCGCACGGGCTACCGCGCGGATTGAGGGTTGTAGACAGAAGCCCCCAAAAGTGGAATGGAGGTATCCCGTGAATACGGCGGAAGTCATCTAAAGGCAAAAGTGAAGTCAACCTATCACCTTATGCACAATGACTACTCCGCCCGCGATGCCGAGCGCAGTCAGAATGTACTCCGGCCAGGACGAGGGCAACAAGAGCAGCGCCATTCCCCAGGCTAACCAAAAGGATAAACACAATACACAGTTCACCCCACGCCCTACCCACGTCTCTTGCTCCAGGTCAATCTTCTCTCTAACACGCTTAAGAATTCCCTTACGTCGCTTGAGTTTATCCCCTATTGGAAGCCCAGGTCCTTCTTCCAATGCCAGCATACGCGCCACACGATAGGTCGCCAAGACTGCCACAAAGAACCACAGCGCCGTCATTACTTATCAAGCGGCGGCAAGTCTCTGAGAACGCTGTCTGTTTCCTTGCGCTTCACCCGCTTACGCGCCACTCGGCCGGCACCCGTCTCGATGGCAGGTAACTCCTCGACTTCTTCCTCCACCTCAGAACGCTCCGCTTGCGAGATTTCGGGGACGATGGCTTTTGGGGGTGGCTCGAAGTTTTGCACAACAGCCACTGCTACAATTCGGAAGTCGCCACTCGAAAGCAACTTATCCACATCATGCGGGTGTACGTTGTGCCAGCGTTCCAGCGCATTATTTCCAGCATGGTACCGGCGGTCATCGGCCACGCCCCGGTAGTCCACGCCGCCCTGCCGCTCTCCGATAAACTCCATCCGCGTCGGTTGTACGCCATCGGTCGGCGCGCCCTGTTGCAAAGCCATGTTTTTGTACCCTCCATTCCCGCTGCGGGTCGTGATATTTAGCGTGAGGCCGCCAGTATCCGGCGGCGTACCCTCCCAGGCCAACCGCGCCGCCAATAAACTTTCTCCATTTCCACCACAACAAGGAGCCATAGTCAACTTCCCTTTCGTGTATCGCTCCGCTAACTCTGAGAGTATTTTATCCTGATTTGCGAATGCGTGCTTGGTACGTATTCCAAGATCGTGGCGCACAATCAGCGTTGTCTCCGCGATACGTGCGCCATGTATTCCGGCAATGGCGCACTTGGTGAAGAAGTCCCAATCCTCCCAAGCCGGTAGTTTCTCGTCGAAGCCACCTACCTTACGCGCATCCTCGGTCGCCATGAGCACGCTGATGATATGCTTGCCGCTCATGTCTCCAAAATTCAACCAGGCGTCAGGATTGTACTCCGGGCTGCGCTGTGGAGTGCTTCTCCCCTGCGTGATCTCCACCCAATCGCCATAGAGGTAACGTCCCTCGCGCGCCGAGTAGTTTCGGCAGAGCTTAGCTAATGCCTGCGGGTCAAGCATATCGTCAGCGTCAAGGAAGAGAACCAGTGGAGCAGTGGCTACCCGTAGTCCAATATTGCGCGCAAATCCTGCCCCATGAATATGACCCATCTTGGAGGTACGGAAAAGTTTTATGAAAGGATACGGACCCACCACTTCTATTAGGTCTTGGTTATCGTTTACTACAATACACTCCCACTCCCGCATCGTCTGGCCGATTAGAGAGTCTAGCGCCTGCGGTAAATACTGCGCGTGCCCTGGGCCAACGGGAATAATCACGCTAACCTTAGGCGTACTATAGCTGCGTACCTTTGGCGTAACACTGGCGGGCGCGGCCATCGGATAATTTCTATCGCGCATCCACGGTAGCCAATCGTCAATCGGCCTGTACTTGCGCGTCCGGCCAGCGCTGTCGGGATGGCTTCGGTACCAGAACCAGGGCATATCAGTGACGCGTTTTGCCGTAAAGCCGACACTCAACCCGCGCGTCCAAAACTCTGTATCTTCGCCTGGCGCATACTCCTGCTTGTAGCCGCCAGCGCGCTCCCACATGCTGCGCCTAAACATGGCTGCTGATGGAACACAATTGGAAGGCGGCGTATGAACTGTCGTCTGGCCTTCCCAGTTGAAATCTGGCGGCCAGCCAGTGCGCTGGCGAACGCCGATATCGGTGAAGACTTCCAGGCCGGTATAAACGATGCCAAGTGCTCTATCGCGCATCATCTCAGCTCGGCATACTTCCACGTAGCGCGGCGCTAACTGGTCATCTGCATCTAGGCAAATGATAAATGGATTGGTGGCAAGCGACAGCCCGTGATTGCGCGCCGCAGCTACACCTTGATTAGTCTGGTGAACGTATTGGACGCCTTGAAACTTGTAACGCGCCGCTATGTTGGCGCTGTCATCCGTTGACCCATCATCGACAACGATGATTTGTTCAGGCCGATAGGATTGATTGAGTAGGCTTTCGATACACGCTGCCAGGTAGCGCCCATAGTTGTAGCAAGGGACAATCACACTCACCCCGGTAGGCTCCGGCGTACTGGCCAGCTCAGTATAGAGTCGTGCATATTGCTCCATCACACGCGACCAAGTAAATTCCTTTGCGCGGGCGCGGGCATTGGCGCTTAGTCCCCGTCTATGCTTCCTAATAAACGCCAAACCCAATAGTAAACCGTCAATATCGCCCGGCTCAACAAGATATCCATCCTGCTCATGTCGGACAATATCTGCTGTTCCGCCCTGTCTAAAACCCAAGATGGGAACACCACATGCAAGAGCTTCAAGCGTGCCGATACCGAAAGTCTCCTTAGTCGTGGCGAGATATATGTCCGCATTGCGAATGAGCTCCTTCATCTTGGCATGAGGCAAATTGCCCGTGACGGTCAGGCTGCCGGGAAGCGATGCGCCCTCTGGCGCAAAGGTGGAAACGACCTTATCCCCGTGCACTGCTAAATCATAAGCATAACGCGGATTGCACACATCGTCCGGTCTATTCTTGTTCCACAGAATGTAACTGCCATTGGTTCCCGGTGTCCACTCCACTGCATCAATGCCGTGCCCGATAATCGTAGGCGTGACCCGCATGTCACGCTTGAAGCATTCTGCAATCCACTCGGACGGTACAGTGATGGCCCTGGCCCGGCGGGCCGCGCTGATAATTCCTGCGTTGGCGTCCTCATGCCATTTGTGATATACGCCGCTGCCTACATCGCCCGTCCAATACAGCCCGTGGGTATGCAGACAATCAACTCGTGGATAGTCCTTCTGCTGCGTATGACACGCAATAATATCCGCCTGGGTGGGGTCTTGCGTGAGTTCTATGCCATAGTCATATAAATAACGGTACTGGGCATGAACAATTCTACCTATCCCATGATTAGCAGGTTGTTCCGTTGGAAACGGCCATATCAAAACCTTAGTCATGGGTTGACTCCATGCTCCCCAGGAAGTAGAATAGTAGTACACGCGCAGAAATACCGCCGATGGGAAAAGCTAGAGTAATAACCTGCAAGAGATGTAGAGAACAAAAGCCAAATAAAGGATATGGCTATTGCCAATCCTGCTATCGAAAGGTTAAGTATACTCCTCTGACATACATAAATTGTACAGAGTGTAAACAGTACAAGGTTCATTATGCTAATGGACTTTGCCGAAAGTGCTATGACCATCTCAGAAGAAATACGGATGATTTCAGGGAAAAGCACAGAACTGAAATGAATGCTCGATACTGGGAAAACCACAATAGATCTAAAGAGAATAGAAAGAAGTATTATCAATCCGAGAATGGCAAAGCTTCTATTCTCCGCTCGACCAGAAAGAATTACAGCAAGAATAGCCAAAATATTAAGAGCTATCAGAAAGACTATCGAAAGGCCAATCGAGGCAAAGTCAATAATCTCCGCCGTATTTATCGCAACAGAAAACGCGGGCTTGTTTCCGACTTGACCGAGTCTCAGTGGCAATCTATCTTGAATGAGTATAATCATTCTTGCGCGTATTGTGGACGCTCGGATATTAAGTTGTTTCATAGGGAGCACAAGATACCGGCCTCGCGCGGTGGTGGTTATACGGTGTCTAATATAGTCCCTGCTTGTCCTAGCTGCAACTCTCGAAAGCATAATAAAACCGACGAAGAGTTTCGAGAACACTTGAAACTCTACCCGCGATAACTGCGCGTGAACTATCCTACCAATGCCGTGATTGGCGGGCTGCTGCGTGGGGAAGGGCCAGATGAGAACTTTGGTCATATCAGCCTAGCAGGTAGAAGTTTCCAGGCAGGTGCAGAATGGGTCTCTTTTCATAGTTCGACTTTACATTATAAATATAGTAGTTGTTATTTTGACCCTGCCAGGGCGCATCCAGCGCGGCCACCAAAACATACTTCGCAGATAAACTATCTAGATAGCTTATCTGTTGCTCGTCCGTCATCTCGGAGAGTGACCAGAGCGCGATAAGTAAATCACAGTCTAGTGGCGCCAACGAAGGCGCACTACATAGTTCAACGTCAACTCCCAACTTTCCCAAATACCACTCCTGAATAAATGACAACTCCGGCAAATCGTAAATGATGTAGCGTCCAGTGAATCCTAAGCGCCGAATGAGCTTACACATCGCGCCATAACCCCCACCAATTTCCACGATGGTCGAGAGAGAGTCTACCCGTATCCCGGTGGCCTTCTCCCACTGATGCAGATGGTAGGCCTGGTGCACCATCGATCCAGAAGTCCAATTGTGATCGGGCAGGCATAGCGGCCCGCCCAAGTCGTCCTCCTCCATTGCACTTCCCCAGCGTCCCCAACCATCGGCGTGTAGCGTCGCCATCTCCAGCGGTATGTATGGCGCATCGCCGACAAACATCGTCGTGACAATCTCAGGCCAGGTCAGGAAGTCATCTATCCCGCGCTCCGCGATGTGCTGGCGTATGCTTCTCTGTTTATCCGTCCAGTGGTCGAGCGGTTCACCTTCCACTAGCTCCGGCAGCGGCGGGAGACTTTCAAAGCGGAGTTGAAGTTCATCGGTTTCCGTGTTTATAACTAGCATATGTTATAATCTGCCTGTCGCCCAACCATAGACCGCACTCATGCGGCCCTTATAGCCAATCTGTAATGGGTTGGGCGACCTATGAGGGCCGCGTCTGTTAAGGAGACTACTGGAATGAAAATCATCATCAGGATTATTCTGGGCATATTCGGTATTCATGTTCACGACTGGAAATATGTCTCAGATACTATTATCTATGCGCCACCGATTGACGCTGGCCCATTTGCAATGGGAATATGGGAAACAACTAGCGCTTGTGAATGTAGCGCAACAAAGATATACAGGAGCAAGGGATTTATATAGGAGAATGCTATGACCATTAGAGAGAGATTTACCCATGCAGCCAAGTCTACTATTGCAGTAATATCTATCATCGTCGTATCCGGGGTAGTCATACGGCTATGGTCAGAAGTTGTAACTCGTTGGTACTCGGATAACATGACTCTGGGGGTCATAGTAGGCTTTGGAGTTCCACTCATCATACTCTGGTTTATTTTCTCACTCATTAGCAATCCAGACGACTACTAGGATGATATAGTCTGTTTAAGGAGACACTCATGAACACAAAATATAATATCAATCTTTCTCTCGTTTATGCAATTCTATCAACGCCATTGTACTGGATGCTCACGACTGCTCTGGGTCTTTCGCTATGGTGGTGTATCCCGATAGGATTGATATGGTGGTTCGTCATATTCTGCAGTTCCTATGTTTTCTAAACGGACAAGATTTGTGTAGAAACAGACTTGATGCGTTCTTGCTCTACGAAGTAACTATCATGGAAATAGTCGCTCAGTTGGTCAAGCGTGTACTGAATGTCGGCTGGCGTCAGGTCTTGATGACACCCGACATATAACCCGCTCTCTAGTATCCACTGGCTCACCGGATAATCTTTTGGTCTAAGTCGTCTGCGATAAGCAGGTTGATTTATTAAAGGCAATAAATCGCGCGTCTCAATACCGCGCTCATTCAGATAGGCCATCAGTGGCTCTTTACTGACGTTGGCCCCATCACGTTTGTTCAGCACGAGTGGATACATCATCCAGGCGTGTTCGTTTCCCTCGGCTACCGTCGCCACTTGAAGCGGATTGCCAAAGTGTGGATTGATAGCGTTGGTTATTCCGGCGTGGTAGTGCCGAGCGTTGCGCGCTCTAATAGAAAGCGCCTGTTCAATGTCGTCAAGTTGTGCCAGACCGAGCGCCGCTTCTAACTCAGTAATACGAAATGAATGTCCTACACTATCAAACTTGAAGCGGCGGCCAGGATTAGGACGCGGCGAGAAATTCTCTCCAGGATTTAGATGCTGCATTTCCATGCCGTGATTGACCAGGCTTCGCATCTTGGCAGCATACTCAGGATTTCTGGTCGTGCATAGACCGCCGACTCCTGTCACCAGCAGGTGCGCCACATAGAACGAGAAGCAGCCGATGTCCCCCAAGCTGCCGACTTTGCAGCCGTTGTGCGAGACAAACATCGCCTCGCAGGAATCTTCTATCACTTTCAGATTGTGCGCTCTAGCAATATGCAAGATGCGCGTCATGTCCGCCGGTTGGCCGAATAGGTGAACGGGAATGATGGCGCGTGTCCTATCCGTAATCGCGCGCTCAATCAGGTCGGGATTGATATTGTAGGTGAGCGGGTCGACGTCTACAAACATTGGAACCATGCGATTGTGTAGCACGATGTTTGCCGTAGCTACAAACGTCGTCGCCGGCACAATCACTTGGTCGCCGTCGTTCCAGTGATGCAACTCTTTGAGCGCTTGCAGAGCGACTTGCAGGGCCGACGTTCCACTGTTGGAGAGTATCGCGTAGGCGCAGTCATGCGCGGCGGAGAAGCGCTGTTCAAACTCCAGCGAGAGCGGGCCGTAGCTAATGCGGCCCGAGTCGAGCACCTCAGCCACCAGTGAGTACATGAGCGGAGTGGCCCTGAATGTACCAACGGTTACATTACGCTTCATCGGGCAGGTATCCTAACTCGCGTAGCTCGGCCATATCTCCCGGCTTGACCGGCGGCTTGGGCACTTGATACCCACCGTCGAGCGTGAGCTTGCCTTGCTGGATAGCAATGAGTGCGCGGACTGGAGCTTGCCGAGTTCCCATGACCACTGCTCCGTCCGCAATCATACGCGGTGTACCGTTTATCTCCGTCTCCCATCCCGTTTCACCCGGGACCAGATACTTGAGTAGCAGAGAGCGTCGCCATATGCCCGGCTGCAAGCTCATGTGATATGGTGCTGGCGGGTCACTCATAATCAAATCCAAGTAGCCGACGTTGCCCATCTCGCGCAAGTTACCGGCATACAACCGATCAGTGGACAAATCCATTCGAGCCACTCTGTCGTTCTGCGCCATAAACTCTGCCAGCATCTCAATCGCTTCAGTGTTTACCGGACGATACGGCCAGAAGTCGCCCATCATCCACAGGAATATCTCATCGTCTACCGAGTTGAGCGCTTTTATTACGCCGTCACTCCAACGATTTACCGGGTAGTCTGCGAAGTCCCCCACTGATACAAACTCGAAATTGTCAGGCAGGGGGAAGTCTGGCAGGCTGTAACCAAAGGCAACTATCGGCCAGACTTCCCCCACATACTTATTCCACATGTGCGCGAATGGGCGCAGCGTCCATAGGTCTACATCCGATACAAAGCAAAACGTGCGTACCATCGTGCACCTCCTGGGATTGGCTGATAATACACCAACCCCAGGAGAATAGTGATATTTGCTCCAACAAAGAAATGACTAGTTGGGCGCAAAGTACGAAGGCCCGAAGCGGCTCGTGCTTCCCCCGTCCACGAAGTACGACGTGTCGGCCGGATTGAACTCCCGTTCCTTCAGGATCGGAGTGTACTGCACACCCGTGAGCCGCGCCGCGATCTGCGGCGTCTCCAGGATGATACGCCACTCCGTTTTCGCCAACATCTGAACGCAGAAGTTGGTGGGAGGTTTCTTGTGCCACAGGTAGCGACCGGTGTTGGTGGTGAAGTAGCTACCAGCGGGAGCGACCGCATTCGCCATCTCCATGGCGCCCGCTGGACCGTCGTAGTTGACGTATTCCAGGAACGTCGCCGGACGATTGCCCAGGACGCGCAACGGAACGAAATAAATTGTGGCGCGGAAACTTGCGCCCGCCACAATCGTTTCGGCAATGCCATCGTCCAGCAGGACAGGAACCTTCTGGCCGTCGATGAGAAGATACTGACCAGTCTGCGAGAAGATGTCGCCGCGCATGTCGTCGCGCATACGGGTTTGTTCCGCGCTGTCAATGAAGTTGGTCGTACCGGTCGGCAAGTTCTGGCAGAGATACGACAGGTAACTGCATGGCCAGACTTTGGTAACTTCGTAAAACAAACTCCACGGCATGACCAGTACCCAACTGGCCGGGTCAAGCCCCATGCGGCTCGCGTTGAACTTCAAGTTACGATAGATGTTCGTGATACGATTGACCAGCGCTGTTCCGTTAGTACCCACGTCCAGGTTGCCGAATGAGTTGATGATGCTATCAGCGGCCGGACAAGCCACTCCGGTCTCTGCATCACGATCACTTTGTTACTCGCCTCTCGGCGGGTGGAGCATTTCTGCGCCACTCTGCAAGTTTTATTCCTTGCAGTTCAGACTATACCTTTACCCCATGCGGGGTACTCCGTTTCTAGTCGTTGCACCTTCCTGATTTTTATCAGGCTTGGCTCAGTCTTGGCGTTTCAGCGTTGACTGAATTTACGGAGTGTTTCAATCTCAATTGCTTGAGAAAGGGGCCATCGACCCGGTGTTGATCAGAATGTCCAAGCCGTAGGGTTCTTTGTACCCGCCGCCGGACGTGTTGTTGGCCGGGCTACCCGTATAGGTCTGAGCGGCAAAGTCGCGGCCCCACGAGACCGCCAACTCGAACAGGGCCTTCGCAAGTTCATTGCGTACCGCCTGCGCGCCCACGCCTCCGGCAATCTGCGGCATAAAGTAGTTGCCGGCGTTGGCAAGCGGATTGCCCAGCAGCGTCAAGTCGTTGAAGTCGGAGCGGTTGATAAATAGTCCTGCCCGGTCAATATCAAAGACGCGCGTCATGCGGGAGAAGCGGCCATACACGAATTTGTGAACGCAGAGCTTCATCAACCCTGCTGTGGGTGGATCATCACAGACTCCGGTCGGATTCGATCCGGTGCTTGCAGTGACGCCGGTCATGAGTCCGTACAGAGGCTCCTGATAGATGCTGGTACGGCTGGGGAGCGCGTCAAGTAGACCCAGGCGCGGCATGATCATCGCGTTCATCAACTCCGGCTCGATGCCAGGGAACGAGAACAGCCCTGCCGCTCCGCCAGGGATTTGACTTGACAACCCGTGCCCGTAGGTCGTAGTCGGTGTGCTGCTGACAGCCTTCTGCGCTACTCCGCCGGTCGCGGCCAGCAGGGCCATCGCAAGTTTCTCGTAGTCGACGTTCGGCATTACATTAGGTGGCATGTTGCTACTCCTTTCTTATTGGCTCTGGTTCAACAGAGCGTTCATAAATGGCGCGAGCGGGTCAGACTGCGGCCCGGCCGCTTTGAACTTGTCACTCGCTTCCTTGCCATCTTCCGAGGCGCGGAAGTAGCCTTTGGTCTGGCTGCGCGGAAGTTCACCCTTGAGCTCCGCCACGCCTTCCAACGCCAGTTTCACTGCGTCTGATTGGGTGGCAATAGACTCTTGGATAGTCTTGAGAGCGGTCGTGAGTTCATTCGCCGCTTTCAGACTCTCGACTTGAGCCAGGTCGCCATTCTCCTTGTTCTTGGTGAGCAGAGCCTTGACCTCGGCCAGCGCGGCGTCGGTGTACTTGGCGACAAATGCCTTCAGGTCGTCCTCCGACATGCTGCCGATAGTCTTAGGCGCATCGGCTTTCACTTCCGATGCAGGTGGAGTCTCTTCAGCCTTGAACGCCACTCCCTTCTCCTCGGCCACCGCTTGCACCTCCTTCGCCTTGCCGAGAACCTTATCGGCCAGCGGCCCTAAGAACTGACGAAGCTTGCTTTCCTTTTCTGATTCCATAGTTTCACCTTCCTTGATAGAAAATTGTGTGAGCAGGTTGCTGGCTTTCCCTGTTGGAACTAAGCTGCGCTCAAAGCGCTTGATGTGGTGATACACGCCATCCGAGTCGGGTTCATCGGTCGGGTGTGTAAAGCCGATACTAATCTCTAGGTCGTCTGCATAGTCTTTCAGCCTTTCGCCATACGCCTCATCTAGGAAGGTACCGCTCTCCACCAGCACGCGGCCTTCCATTGCATTGAAGTCGGCTAGGCCCAGGTCTGCGCCCGGCACGTGCCACCAACGCAGTGGGCCGTACTCCCCATCGCTATCCACGCGTGCTACATCATCGGCGAGTGCTTTCGTGCTGACGATTTCCTTGTCGCGGTCTTTGAAAGCAGAGCTACTGAGCGTGACCCAGCGATAATGACCCGAGGCATCTTTGAAAATAGATAGCGTGGACTTGCTACTCTCAGAGAGTGGTCCATAGCCACTCGGGACTTTGCAGGTAGCCCCCAACTCACACAGCGCATCATGCGCCTTCTGGATTAGGCTGTTATCGCTGACGTTGTGGCGTGCGCCGGCCTTCTCAGACCTCTTCTCCGCCGCGTACAGCGCTGCGACTTGCGCCTGTGCAGCTGGTTTACTTGGGTGACAACCTAGAGTCTCGCCGACTTTGTTCCCGTCAGCGTCCACTTTAAAGTTGCAGTATTCATCGCCTTGTTGGAAAGTGGCCCAGGGCATTGCGGTTACTCCAGGAAATAAAAAAGGCCAGGGCAAACTTCTTCAGTTTGCGCCCGGCCCATGGGTCGGTATATTCAGTTGGTCAGGTTAGTTTACTACAGTTTCAGTTTAGCGCAACACTATCTTACCTGCTGGTAAACCGGCAAAGAGCAACATCTGCCCCGTCCACAGGATGATAGTCAGAGACGCTACCCCGCTGCGTGCTTCCCGGCGCGTGTTGCGCCAGGCCAATATCAGACGGCGCTCATCGTCCGGGAGTTCGGCCAGTGGATCAGGTGCGACCATGACCGTTGTGGTAACGATGAAGCCAGGTTCAGCGTCGCTCATATTTACACAAGCTATTGCCCATAAATTCAACGCAAGCCATCAATCCCCAATCATTTATAGAATGCTGCCAACTCACCCAGTCCGCTATAAACTTTGGAACACTGAAAAGGACTGTTCCGCGAAAGCATAAATAGTATCTTTCTAGCATCTGATTCATTTCTTATTTTCCGGTCGTAGCCCACAGCGCTTACAGATCATTGGAATGTATAGCACTTGTTGGCACACCACCCAGCCGAGCCAGTTGCGTTTCACTATCGGTCATGCTCCGGGATTCTCCTGAGCGCCTCTAGAAATACAAGTGTTTCAGTTAGCTCTTCCCGGCTATGCCCATCCGAGTAGTAATCTATATCCACGATAAACTCCGCTTGCTCTGGGTCAAGTCCCTCTACAGAATGATCGAGAGCGGCGCGGGTTAGGCAAATGCAGTAGTCCAGATTGTGATTGTCTACATTGCTATCCGACGTTACTAAGTGCGATGGCCCGAACTGTGCCCGATCCCACTTGAGATTGAATGCGTCAATCTTAGACTCTGTTTCCGAAGATAGATAGCCGTTAGCAACACAACTCCAGCACATAGCTATAAGCCCGGCGCTTCCCCCGTCCGATATGCCGCCAGAACACTCTTGAACTTGGCGGCGAACTTACGTTGAATGCGCTCCTGAATGATGACCGTAAACTCGCGTGGCTCCGTACCAGGGTGGCGGACTTCATAAGTAGATACCCAGGTATCGCCCCGGCTTCCGCGCGAGCTGGAGATGACGCGTGGCCGCGTCTTGGCCGAGCCGCCCACTGTGAAGCTGAGCGGGTTTCCGCTGCGGCCACGTATCATATGCGCCTTCGTGCCCAGATCGACAAAGCCATATCTTTTGTCATTGCTCGTCACGCTCACATTTCCCTGATTGATCCGCACGATGAATACCGGCTTATGCTCCCAGGTGGCTGTCGTTTTCTCATACTCCGCTCTCGCTTCCTGCGCGAGTGATTCTAGCGCCTGTTGGCTCGCCGCGTGTCCAGCGGGAATATCAAATAGGTTCTTGCGCTTGGGTAGGATGGGAATGAGCTTTAGACGAGTTGCCATTAGGTGTACTGCTCTCCATCGTCGGTGTAGAATTCGTGTTGGCAGTTATCAAAGCGCCCACACTCATAGCCCTCGTTAGGCCGACGTACTAAGTCGCGCCCCAACCACCACTTCGCGCTGTGCCGTTTGCCCTTGTATTTCTGGCAGGTTATGCAGCTCTTGGTTCCGTCTTCGCCTTCGAAGGTAAGCATCTTATTCCGGTCGCCGCGCAACTTGCCTTCAGCATAGACCCCAGCCAGCGAAGCAGCCCAATTGTCTACTCGGTCGCGGATGGCGGGTTCAGTGACAGTCTCCGCATCACGCGCTGCTTTCAGCTCTTCAAATAGCCCAGGCACATAACTGAGTTCTTCACTCACGCGTCGGGTAAGCCAGGCCTCATCTTCGTTTTCGGTATCTTCTCCGCCAGCCTCCGAATAGCCTGAGTAGAAAGCGCCAGGGAAGTTATCTACGATGGCCTTGCGTATTTGGTTGGCCCATTTCTGTGAGCCGCCTGCTGAACTTACGTAGCCAATCATAGCGTCAAAGAGCCGGTTCTTGTAATCGGCCCGCACGACGTCATAATCTTCTACCGACGGGAGTGTAGACTTGAGCGCGTCTGCTCCAACCAGGTAGGCAGCCGCCAAATAGGGCGCTTGCTTCTCCTGCAAGCCGCCTTCCTGCATCGCCTTACGTAGCAGTATATCCAGTTTCGTGCTCACCGGAGAGAATCCATAAGTTCGCCAAAGCGCCCAGCCGTCACGCCCCGACCCGGCACACTACCTGCTTCTGTCCAGCCTTCACACGCCTTAGGATTGCGGAACTCATCCTGACGCCATCGCGATGGCGTCAGGTTAGCGCCATGTCGGATGTCGATGTTCGGGTATTCACTCATCCAGCGTTCGGCCGGGTAGTCATCTATGCCACGCGGCGTGCGATGTGTACCCGGCTCGAAGCCAATGGAGTTCGTCCATCCATCGCGCTCTACTCTCTCTACCCGCGACCGATAGTGTTCGATAAGCAATGACCTGTAGGCACACAGACCACTCGTCTGTTTGGTATAGTAAAAGAGTGCCTGACCGGTATCTGCGTGAACCTTCCATGTGTGCTCATTGTAGTAGAAGGTGTCATCACGCAGTGGGATAAAATCAAAATGAGAGGGGTGATAGAGTACATCATGCTCGACTAAAAAGACAATGTCGGAGCGGTTCTCTTCCAGGCCCACCAAGATTTGCTTGAACATGGTGAGTATGCCATGCTTGTTCGGCATGGTGATATTGCGTCCGAAGTCGAGGGGCACAAGAGAAACGCTAATCAGTTCATGCCCGTTGCAGCAGCGTGCCAACTGTTGGCGCACTGGCGCAGCGATATTCTCCTCGAGTCTATTATCTGTGTAGTAGACCAATCCTTTTTTCGCTTTTCCCGCTTCCGCCTGACTTTCTCTAACTGCTTCTCGTATCGCCGTTTTGCGATCAGATGACCCTCCGATAATTTCCGTTGCTGTTCGATCATCTTCTCCAGCATTGGAATGGACTCCGGTAGTATTTCTATCACTTCGCTCTCTATCTTTTCCATTGTCAATCTCCTTGTCCCAATCTGGCGCCGGCGCAAACTTCTCAATCAGCCAATCAAGTTTGTGGACTGCTTTGGGCCAGTTGTTGCCTAGCCACAAGTGACGCGAGTATTCCCGTGCCTGTTCAACGCCGGGATTCGGATATGGAAACCCAAACCCCGGTTGAGTACGAAACAGATGGGCAAACCAGGTGCGCTTGTTCACGACTTGCCGTCCACCCGATAGCCAACTCTTGCAGGCTATCTCGACACCCATCTGACCCCAAGAGCCCGCCTGTTCATCTAGCCCACCCAGTTCCCAAAACCTATCACGATTCATAATCCAACATGCGCCCACCCCGCACAGAACATCAGCTATGTCGCCCTGCGCCTCCGGTCGTTTTCCGTAGTCGCCCCAGTAATGGAATATAAGTTCATGGTCAAAGCGCATAAAGTCGGAGCGCCTAGACCAGCGCGGTTGCCAAACGATGACTTGTTCAAAGATGGCGCCGCTACACTTCTCACACACCTTCGGAGTCGGCCCCTGGTAGGTGCGCTCCCCACATCTGATACAGCGCCAGTCAAACGCATGTAGGTTGTACATTCTAGGTATCGTAGTGACATTGCTCTCTAGTTCGCCCGCTTCGTATGGCGTTATCAGCTTCACATCAAACCCCTGCCCAAAGCTACAGTGCGCGTCCACCTTCATAATGTATTTGGCGTTGGAGAGTCTAGCCGCTTCGTTCACTGCCGCACGTTGTCCAATGCTCTGGGGGTGATAGACGAGTGTTACTTTGGGATGGTCGAGTATCGGCGGGTCGGGCCAGTTCCCATCACAGACGGCGATAATCTCCGTGTCACCTTCCGTGTGTTCGAGAATGTCCACGATGGTGCGGGCCAGGAATATCTCATTCCGCGCAGGAATCAGGAGGCTGAGCTCAGTCATTTAGTTAGCTCCAGGTAAAGCACCCGCGCCAGCCATAGAAGCATCGCCATCTCCAGAAAGCAGATTACAGCTTTACCCACATCCATGAACGTGGCTTGTCGCGCGTTTCCCCCTCGACAATCTCCTTTGTTCCGAGTAAGAACCAGGGCTGTATACGATAGGCTCCAGTATAGGCATTCACCGCGTGGACAACGTGATTATTGGAAACGAGTCGCTTAGATTCTCGGTAATCGTGACCACTGACAATCCCGCCGGGTCTTACTTTATCACTCCACTCTATGATGTCGTTGATGACGAATGGGAGTTCGTGGTTGGCGTCAATGTAAACAAAATCAAGTGTTGCCTTTTCAAAATCTTTGATTGCATTTCGACTAAACTTTCGGATGAGTTTCACATTTCCGTGTGGCGTGAGCCGGTCGCGCGCCGCCTGATAGAAGCCAGTGAGCTTTTCCTGACTGACGTGATCCCGATAGCCGCTATAGACGCGCCAGGCGTCCACACCGTAAATAGTTGCCGCCGGGTTTTCTCGGCCAAGCACCTCGGTGTAGTATCCCAGCTCCACGCCAATCTCAGCACCTGACTTGAAACTCAGCTCGTGAAATAGACGCGCCAGGTCATCGCGGCCCACGTTGGGTATTTCTATCGGGTTTCTCGAAAGCATTGCGCTAAGATTGAACTTATCGACAATGTATTTAAGAGTTCCCATGGCTCTGCCAATTCTCCGGCCAGGTGGGGACGGGCGAGAACTTATCTACCAGCCACTCAATATCGCGTATGCGCTTTTCCCATTTGTTCCCCATCCAGTAGTGTGCGCTGTATTCGTGTCCGTTGACTACTTCTTCTTTTCCGATGTAGTAGCCCCGCCCGTATTTCTTCCCCTTGTGCAAGTGCGCGTACCAAGTCTTTTTATTAGTGACAATACGCCCACCACCTAGCCAGGTCTTGTTGCCTATCTCCTGCGGCTCCTGGCTGAATGTGCCGTAGCCCTGTTCAGACATTCCGCCTAGCCACTCCCAATGTTGACGCGCCATAAACCACATACTCCCTTGAAACGACATAGTATCGTCAATGTCGTATTCTGGCGCTAGTCGTTCGCGGCTACGCTCCGGCCAGATGGCACCGTGCATACTGTAGCCGTCCGGGTTAGTGATCGGACAACTGAGATAGTGGTAGTCAATCGGCGGCTTACCCACGTCCTGGAGTGCCCATGCTTCCGCGTCGAGTCTATAGCGGCGCGGTATGACTATCCAGTTATCATTGCAGTCCGCCTTGAGAACTTCGTCAAAGCCTTCCGCAAACATGCAGTGAGCATCGCACTTCATCAGGTAATCGCCCTTCGCAATCGCCGCCGCGCTGTTGATAGCCGAACGCATACCGCGTGCTTCTCCCCGGTGAAGTATTGTTAGACCTTTGTGATCGATGAGTGGCGGGTCAGGCCAGAAACCATCTAAGATCACAATCACTTCTATCTCGCCCGAGGCTTTTGCAAATAGGTCGTCAATAGTCTTACCCGTGAATGGCTCGCCGCGTGATGGAACGATGACGCTAATCATAGTAGCATCAGCACTTCCAGATCGTCCTCGTCGTACACGCGCGCGCGTAGGAGTGGTTGCTCAAACTCTCTCGGCAAGTCACGGCCCAATAGTTTCCACCACTCGGATTGCGTGAGTGTCTGCGTCATCGGTTGGCGCGGCCTGGAAATGAATATATCGCGCGCCGGACCGTGTAAGTCAGATGGAATTTCTGCCGAGGGGGAAGCGCTGGCGCTTGGAGAGAATGAGGCCGACGGGCTGAGGCTCAGACTCACACTCGCCGATGGCGATACACTCGCGCTCACCGAAGCGGACGGGCTGACGGATGGGCTAACACTTATGCTGACACTGGCCGAGGGGCTGACCGATGCGCTGACGCTGGCCGACGGACTGACGCTTGGGGAAACACTCGCCGATGGGCTGACGCTGGGTGAGACTGAAGCTGAGGGGCTGACACTTGCACTAGGTGAGAGTGAGGCCGAGGGTGAACCTCCTGCGCTTGGGGAAACGCTGGCGGAGGGGCTGAGACTCGCGCTCGGACTTACCGACGGCGATACGGAAGCGCTGGGAGAGACAGAGGCCGAGGGGCTAACACTGGGGCTGACCGATGCGCTTGGACTGACACTCGCTGATGGGGAAACAGATGGACTAACCGAAGCGGATGGACTTACACTGGCGCTCGGAGAAACAGACGCGGAGGGGCTGACGCTAGGTGATACACTCGCGCTCGGACTTACGCTGGCGCTAGGTGATACGCTGGGTGATACCGATGCGGATGGAGATGCCGATGCGCTGGGGGATACCGAAGCCGACGGCGATAGCGAAGCAGATGGAGAAACGGAAGGACTAACACTGGCGCTTGGACTGACGGACGGACTAACACTTGCGCTAGGCGATACAGAAGCGCTGGGAGAGACTGATGCGCTGGGCGACAGTGACGCTGATGGTGAGACAGATGCGGACGGTGAAACGGATGGGCTTACACTCGGACTGACGGATGCGCTCGGAGAGACCGAGGCCGATGGGCTGAGTGACGCCGAAGGAGATACAGAAGCGCTTGGCGAAACGGAGGCCGACGGCGATACGGATGGGCTAACACTTGCGCTTGGGGAAACGCTAGGCGATACCGACGCACTCGGGGAAACGGACGCCGAAGGACTGACGGAAGCCGATGGACTGACACTGGCGGATGGAGAAACAGAGGCGCTTGGACTGATGGAAGCACTGGGGCTGCCCGCCGCCAGCTCGAGCGAGAACGCCACTAAATTTCTATGCTTGACATCCGGCGTACTGACGGCCCGAGTGAAATCGTAGTTGATCGTCCGACTTGCCCCCGAAGTCAGACTCTTCATTTTCATTATGGCGTGCGGGATGTCGTCGGTCGCGTCGTAGGCCGGAGCATTTGGCGCATCGTCTCCATACGCCGGGTCACTCCCCATGCTGCCGTCATCATCATCCTGTAGCCGCTCGTTGAGTTCGGCAGATGACACCGCCATATCGCCGGTTGCCGTCGCCAGGTAGAACCAATTGCCCGTCACGGATGGCGTGACGCTCACGGTAGCGACATTCGTAAACGTTGGTGTTGCAGCGGGCGAGATCGCGCCATCCGTATACACGCCGGCATGTTGTGAGAACGTGCTTAGATCAATCGCAATCAGTCGTGAACTGAGGACAGTGAACGACGCGCCAGCGTGGGCTATCCGAACGGAGAATGTATGACTGCCGCTGGATAGAGCCGGGAAGTAGCGCACCAAGATAAAGTTGCGCTGCTCATCGCCTACATCGAGGTCCTCGGCCTCTATATCCAACGAAGGCGCCGCAGTTGCTCCCACCGATTCGAACAGATCGGCCAGGAAGTCGGTGCCGTCCGCGGTGGTTGATGGAAGTCCCTGTACGACGTGACCGATGACCAGCCAATCTTTGACGCCATTGCCTGTGACGGTGATGCTTGAGTGGGCTGTTTTAGTCGTAGTGGTAGTCGTATCGGTCAGGCTCTCACCGGAGATAAATTGCGTTCCCTCCGTGCCCACATCGTCGAGATTGATTGCGACAATCTGCGAGAACTTGCACGTGGCAACACTCGCGCCCTCCCCCTGGATTTGCAACTTGACCAATTCGGTTGTGCCGGGCTGGGTATAGATGTACATCCACGAGCAGATCATCCCGCCGTCTGCGCCAGAGCCGGGATCAAGGATGTAATCAGCGTCTGTGAATAATGTTGGAGTCGTACCATGCACGAGACGGCACCAGTGCTCCGCCGCGCCGCTCGACCCCGATAAATCAGCGATAGCAATGATCAAGTATTTCTTGTTGGCCGTAAACGAACTGGCGGCGATGATGGCGCAGTCTACCCACGTGCCCGTGCCGGTAGCTGTAATATCCGCAATGGTCTCAGAATAAATAGCTTGTGCAGCGCTCATGAGTTACCGCTATGCGTGTGCGCTGCCGCTTGTGCGAATGTCCCAAACATCTGTCCGCAATAGCAGCAGGTCCAGCGAGGCCCTTGTGAAAATCCCGCGAGCAAGAAATATCGGATAAGAAGAACCAGGAAAGATATCATAGTCGTACCAACCGCGCGATGCGCCGCGTAGTAGCGTCGCGTTCCACCTCGTACTCTTGGAGGCTGCCATCGGCCATGACTTTACGCACGCGCAGTGTCAGGCCTTGCGCATCGTGCGCAAGTATTTCTTGAGCCATCACTTCGCTGGCGGCCTTCTGTTTATCCACCAGAGCTGAGGCCAGCGCCGCGACTTGGATAGCAATGGCGTTGGCATCGAGCGGCGCTGGAACCACTCGCCGATCATCTTCTCGCACAACTTCGACGACTCTCTCCGGGACGACTGCCTGGACTGCCTTGAGTTTAGCTATCTCTCCTTGCACTGCGCGCAACTCTTCCACCGTTGCCGGTGCGGCCAGCTCAGTTACGTCCCGGTAAATCTTCTGCGCGACTTCCATGAGCGGCGTGGGTACTTCGGGAGTTACGGGAATGGGTGCAACTTCCGATTCGTCCATCGGCTTCTCGTCGTCAGAAAGTTCCGTCTCCGGCGTAGCGTCCACTTCCAGGAATTCCTTTGGCAACTGGTCATGGTCTACGCCCATCTGCCGCGCCTGGTCGCTATTGATAGCGCCCATATCCACCCAGGTTTTCACACCGGTCGCCACGTCCATGCTCACTTTTGCCTCACGCTCCTTATCGCGTAAATCAAAGGTGGAGAAGTAGAAGGTAGTCCGATCGTCCAACACGTGCATATTCTGGTTATGCTCGAACTGTTTTATCCACGAGGCTGAACCCATGCCCTTTGCCGACTCGTCCAGTACCACCGTTTGTACACCGGTTCCCAAGCCTTGCCCGGACAGCGGCTGCAAATCCTGTACCGCGATGCCGATGCTGCGCGCATATACCAGGATAGTATGATCAGTTTCTTCTTTTCGATTGAAGCCGTCGGGGAGCGCTGCCAGCGGTATTTCTACCATGCTCGGCGCAACGTCGCCCGCCATCGGGATAATGACCGCGCCCAAATAATTCACCACACCCTTGGCAATGCTCTCCGCAACTGCGCTCTTCTTGGCCTCGTCAATCTGGCCGGGTAGGACGCCGTTCACTAAGTAGAACGACAGCGCGCGCTTGCCAGATACTTTATCGTAGACGTACCGCTCGATAGACTCTTGTTTGATAATTTGTCCATAAGCACGTTCGCCAGCGCAGTGACCCACCCCGTACCACAAATCCGACGCGTCCGGCATATCCGATATGCTGAATACCTGATAGTCCTTCATCTCGTGCAGCTTGCCCAAGCGGTCGCGGTACAGAACTGGAATGTCCGGGTCGCCGGTGCGAATGCAACGGAACGGGTCAAGCGGGATGAGGCCGAGTATCTTGCTGCCGGCCGCGCTAGTGGCGCGCACAATCTCCACGTGCCCACCGTTGCCCGTCAGGAAGTAGGCCAGCAGGTGTTTCGTCAATCCCCCTACCCAACCCTTGTTGCTATCGAATGATAAAAATAATTCCTGCGCCTTCTTGACGCGTATAGGAATATCGCTCTTGAATTTAAGGTCTTTGCTGGCGAGCTTGGTAATGGCCAGGCCAATGGCGGCGGCCCACATAGACTCTCGATACAACGTGCTATAGAGTACATAGTCCCGGTTGAAGCTCCAGAAGCCCGGCAAGTCAGGGCTAGCACTCCCCCCGGCCGGAAGCATGAAGTGGAATACGCTGCTCCCGGCGCGCGTGTTGTAATCATCGGCCGTGACTGACTTTGCTAAGGCATCGTTACCATTCGGGTTAGCCATGTTAATACACCAATTTGACACCCACCCATTCTGTATCATTGAATACCGCGACGCTCATAGGTGGATTTCCTTCCGACACAATATAAAATATCAAGTTTCCAAAAGGATCTATATCAAAATGATGTGCTTCCACCCTTGTAAAACCCGCGTCACCTTTGAGCTGGACATTCCAGGCCATCTTGTTGTCTGGCTCGTCTACCATATTGATAAACCAATCAGGATGTATTTTATCCATGTCGAAGTGTCCAGCACATATAGCGAACGGAGTCGCAGCCGTGGTCAAACTGCTTGATGACTTTCCCGGATACCGGGTCACGCCGATAGCTCGCCATTTCTGCGCGTAAGTGTTTGCAGCGCGGGTGTACCCTGACTTTTCTAAATCCATTCTCGTCTGTGGCGATGAAGTTGCGCGCCGTCTTGATAGTTTCCTCGACCTCTTCCGTAACCTGGCGCGAGTAAATAGACTGTGCAAAGAGTTGTCCGGCTATTTCCGCACTGCCCGGGCCGCGTATGGCGTACTCCGGCTCCGGGTAAGGCAGAGCTTTGACTTCGCTAATGTGCGTACCCGACAGTTTCTTGACGGCGTAACTCTCAGCGAAGATGTCGAGGTGTCCGTCGGGTTTCTGCTGTACCAAGAGTATTGCGCGTGGGTGACTATCAGCAGTGTAGTGACCAGTGGCGCTGTCAGCTTGTCCGGCGTAGCCATCATCTACTAGCCAGAGTATTGGCCCTGCGCCAGCTAAGTAGTCTGCTGCTTCCGTTACATTCCCATCGGCTGGCCCATCTGACCACACGTCGAAGACCAGGCCGCTGGCCTGTATCCACTTCCCGCCTACGAGTCTATCACGTTCGACTCCGGTGAGCTTAGCCAGCGTTGCTTGATAGTCGGCGGGATTGTACGGATTATCGAGCGCCTTAGAGTAATATACTCTCGCTTCACCGCCCTGGATCATGCGCGAGAAAATCCAGTGCGTCGGAGCATCAGGGTTAGTGGTAAGAATTGTCTGACGCCAGGGGGCGGCTTTGGCGCGCATACGTGCCAGCAGCTCATTGTGGTCGGCTTCGATAAACTGAATAGCTTCTTCGAGCCAGCAAATATCTACACCACTATCTTGACCGACGCCGCGCACCTGCTCGCGCTGCTCCTCATCCGCCATTCCGCCATAGGCCAGGATAGAACCATTGGCGTACTCGAAACGGTGCTTCGATGGGAAGTGTTGCACACGCCTATCCTTGCCAATCACCTGGCGCTCCACAAATAGCGTTGTGCTATTGGTCATGCTGGCGCGCGTCTTGCGTAGCATGAGACCAGTGGCGCCGGGATAGCGCAGGCAATAGCCGTGCAACTTCTCTGCCGCTAAGCGCGTCTTGCCGCCGCCAGCGCTGCCAGTGAGCAGGATGACCGGCGACTTATCGCGCCAGGGGTCAACCTGCCACACCAGCGGGCGGTACAGGGCTATCGGCCGCGGGCGGCTGAGCGTCCCAATCGTCTGGGCTAACAATCGAATATCCTTTCAGACTTTCACCGGCCGTAGTCACGTCCACCTTATCGCCTTCGGTGGCCTTGCGAATTTCTATCGCTGCGCCGACATTGCCTTTGAGCATTGCAACCCCCATCGAGAATGCGCCGAGTTCGGCGTTCGTGCGGCCTTGCGGATCGCGTTCATTGACCATCTCTAGCCAATCGCGATAGGCATGTGATAGTACCTTTGGTCTCCCGCCGGGGTTTCCACTCTCATCCTTCTTGTACTCATGCGGTTTGATGGCGGCCAGGCTGTTCGGATGTTTGCCTCGCCTGGATACGCTGTTCTGAGCGAGCTTGGCTGCCTTACGCGCCGCTTTAGGAATGGTGGTTTTTGCGCTTCGCTTTGCCATTCTCGTTTACCAGAAGCGGAACGGTCGGACTTGCGCCGCCAGTTTGCGTATTGGAATACGCCGCGTTATCTATTTCGCCTGTTCCGCGCTTTGGGTAGGATTTCGCCAACGGAAGAATTTGAGAGCGCATGGCCGCATCGAGCGAGTAGAGATAGCGATACTTACCCAATTGGGGTATGACTTCTAAATCTTCAATCTTGGGCACGCGCCGCAACGTTCCATACTGCGGTTTATAGCCAACTTTGCTGACCTGTCGCTGATGAATAATATCACCGTGGGGCGTCCGATATTTCGGCGTACTATTACTTTGGCCTGAATACAACCATCCCGCCGCTTGATAGATTCCGCCGTGATGCCCTTCATTCGCATCCGCAAACGACACAATGAGCCGCAATCCCGGAGCATTCTCATGAACCATTCTACAAGCAATCTGAATAATCCTGCTCACGGGGGTTCGATGGGTATCCAATGCGACTCGTGTCAATTCACATATCTGAGTTACACCCAACCCGTAAGGTTTTCCAAGATTATTATTTGCACCCCGACTGAATAGAACACATCCAATAAACCCGCCGCTCTCCCAAACGCCAATCTTTACCACTGGCGGCGTAGGCATACTTTGGCTATAATGCCAATGCTCCACCGCATACTTAGCTGCCTCGTAAGAACACCAATTGAGTTTCAAGTCGGCTTTGTTCATTTCGGCTCAAAGATGTTACCACATTGCGGACACGTGACGGGTTGCTTGTGGTCGAGTCGCCCCTGCTCGTCTGCGCTCACTGGCTGGAAGTCGGGTATCAGAATTCCAAGCGCCTCTAAATCACTCTGTTCAAACAATCCCGCCAACACTTCCTTCTCGCGTTCAGCAATTTCGGCCAGCACCGCGCTATCCCAATACTCCGGGTTGACTGCTGGAGCATTGGGCGCATTATCAAACAGCGCCAACCGCTTCTTCTGTTTGGCCGTCAGCCCGGTGCGCCGCACGGCAACAATCGTTTGCCCATCGGCCTCTACCACTTTCACCTTTTCGATGCCTGCTCGGCCAGCGGCTTCGATAGTCGCATTGCCCGCGAGAATGTTGCCGGTCTCGTCAATGACAATCGAGCGGGCTGCACCAACCTCACCCAAGGCCTTTTCAATCAGGCCCACATTGCGCGGGTTGTGCTTGCGCGCATTTCTAGAGTCAGGCGTCAAATCTCGCAGGTGAGCAATGGGTCGTGGGCTTATCAAACGATGCCCGTTTGTCTTTGTCACTTCAATACTTCCCCGCACACGCTACAGACTCTATGATCTCCGCTCCGCACTGGATGGGAATGGCCGAACTGTTGACAGCGCATTTCCTTGAGCTGTTGCGCGAGACGAATACGCGCTTGAAATGAGATGCGGAATGTCGGAGTATGGGGTGGCATATAGAGTCTCACGGCGCGTCTTTGGGTAGTTTCAATGGGGCTGTTCCGAGTCCAACTCGTATCCTGGCAAGCTCAAGCTCGATCACGTGTATCGCAGCCTCAGACCAATACGTTTGCTCACGGATAGTTAGATTGCTGATTTGCTCATAGCACAGCTCACGTATCAGGTGGGCATTTTCGTGACGGTGCACAATTTTCTCAGCCCAGCGCAGCGCTTCGGACGGCGTGACGTGAAACGGCTCAACAGTGCTCATCGCTACTCGCTGCCCGGTTTCAGTCCAAGCTCGCGTGTGGCGGGCGGCGTATAAGGCGGCGTCACGTTCAACTCTTCGAGTTTAGCGGTGTTGGCGCGCACGCCATCCAGCAGTTCACGCACGACGCCATTCAGACGTTTCAACTCAGCCTGACAATTCGCCTGCAAGTTACGAAACTCGGCGCGCAACTGTTCCAATTCCACGTCGCGCGCTATTTGCTTTTCGCGCACGTTGTAGTATTTATCGCGCCATTCCGAAAGCTCGACCTGGAGTTGCACCGACTCGCCCCGGCTCATCTTGGCCTCGGCGCTCAAATCATCGCGCAGCTGGTTGGCCTCATCCTGGCTGGCCTTGCGGTTGAGCCCCGCCTGGTTGATCAGGAACGTGATGAGCGGGATGACGATGGACGCTGCTAGAGCTATCCACGGGAGAGATGAGTCCATGCTGGCACGGGGATCAGAGAGTTTCGGTTAGCAGCCACAGCCCCAGCCCCAGAGCAACCAAATTGAACGGGGCGAGTATCGGCGGCAAGAGCGCGGTAAACGTCGCGCCAAAGAAGCAGATGAGCGCGATGATTTTACAGACCAGACGCCAGTTCATAGGAGTTAGAATTTCTTGAATGGACGAGTGATCAGATACACCGCCTGATTTGCGACGAGGGCTGCCACCAATGCCGACAGGTAGGTTTCCCAATTGGCCGAGGCACACCCCGCGAGGTCGGCGCGGCATTGGTAGGCCAGTGTGCCAGCCGTCACGAGAACCAACAGCAGCGCCATGAACGCCGCCTTGCGTTGCGAAACGAGTGCATTGTACCAAGCGGAAAGGCCGGGGATGTAGGAGAGCGCCAGCGAAAGTACAATACCCGCGATGGAGGCTAACTGTTCAGATGACATTTTTTACTCCTATCAAGATGCCAGACCCGGAAGGAGAACCGTTCAGCGGGCCGGGTCTGGCAATGAGCACCTCCGCCATAGGTATTATGAGTCTGTTCCCGTTCTAACGCAAGTGACCCCCGTATACACGGGGGCCGGCCCCCGAGCGCCATCGGGGGTGGAGTGGGGTATACGCAAGTCCTACCCGTCGACAATGGCGCTGGCCGGATCACCTGCGTTGTGAGTGTTGCGCTGCGTTGCGAGCACAGCGCCGTGGGGCTTGGCAGACACTTTCGGCGGCTCACCGTCCGGGTGGGGGAGTGCTACCAGCGATAGCACTCGGCCCAGGCTCCAGCCGGTATTCCAAGCCGTGCCGACGTTGCCGCCATAATTCCAGAGAATGCCTTGCGCGATGTAGAAGTCAGTCAGCTGGCCCCACACATCCGAACCGACCACGCCCTCCAGCTTGCGCGCCGAGAAGCCCCCTGCCCGGTCGCCTTCTCGGAAGAAAATCCTGACATTGGTCTGCCAGCGGGCTTCCAGGGCAATGTCAGGCAGGGCCTTGCCTTTTTCGCCGTCCGGGAGCGTAGTGGGCGTCCTGGCGCGTTCCTGGGCTATCCAGCGGTCGTTCTCCAGTCGGAATTCCCGCTCATCGTGCGCCAGGCGGTCTAGCGCCACGTCCAAGCCGAATTCGTGGCAAAAGACCAGGAACGGCGGTAGGCCCAAGCTGATGAGGAAAACTAGTCCGGCGACGACGAGCGCGCTAGTCGTATGCGCGCCGAACCACAGCACCAGGAACGTGACCGACGCCAGACAGACTCCAAGTCCAACCCCAGCCCCCCAGGGCGAGTATCGCCTACCCACAGTCGACTCTCCTAGCGCCAGCGCCCGTTGCGCTCGTCGCGCTCATCGAGAATGTAATTCCTGATCTCGAAGACTAGAACAGATGCGCCAATGAGAAACAGGAGGATGAGAAATAGCTCCATAGTACTCTCTCCTTGTTGCCTGATTATACACCCATCGTCAAACCGTCCAACGTCAGCTACCTGTCAGGATTGGCGCTTGACATTAGGCCCATGATGTTGTATACTTCTGAAAGATAGACGAAAGGGGAAAAGACGATGAAACAACTGACACGAAAAACAATGTCCGACCCCGCAGAATACAGCGACATGCGGGAACTCGGCGTTGGCGAGTTCTGGACATCATCGGTTAAAGACAAGACCTTCGTGATCACATATCGCTCAGCAGAGAAAGTGATCATCGAGGATGATCTGTACTGGGTCTATCGCTTGCGACTCGCCACATCAGACGAACTGGAAAGAATAGAAAACGCGCGCCGCGAATGGTTGGCGCTAAAGCCCGAAGAACGAACAGAAAAAATCCTTTCCGGTTTGCAAGCCCGCTTTCCCGGACTGGATTGGTAGAGTAACAAGCCAGTTCGACTCTGGCGCTTGCCACTGAACGGATAACAGCGCGGCGGCTGTGGATGGACACGCGGAGAACATGACATGGCTAGAGTAAAGGATCAAACCGGATCACGTAATCCGAGTTGGAAGGGCGGGATTTCAAAAAACCTGACCGCCTATAAAGAAAAATACAACACTCGGCATCCAGAGGCGACTAGAGCGCACAAAAAAGTATACGATGCTTTGCAATCTGGAAAACTCGTCAAGGGCTTATGCGCGAATTGTGGTTCTAGTGCCAGCGTTCATGCTCACCATGATGACTACTCCAAACCACTCGAAGTAACGTGGTTATGTTCTAAGTGTCATCGCATTCTTCACGGGAAGGCTTGCTAGTCAAGCCCGGCCTGCGCAAAAGGAGAAATAGCATGTACATAATTTATGAGTCGCCAGAGTTCGACTTCTCCACCCCGGAGGGGCAGGATGCTATCGCGTGCTGTGACTTTGTCGTGGAGAACAACGGGATATTTTATCCCGGCACATTTAATGACAAGGGGGATGCTAGAGCTATTCTGTTGGCTCTCCTACAAGAACCAATCTCACGACCCGCCAGTGCACGGCGAGTATACGAGTGGAATAGTCGTGAAGTCTATGAGCGTAAGCCCTGTGCCCACTGCCAGCGCGGCGCGCACTGCGGCAGATACGGTTGCTGCCAATGACTCTCTACCTCGCCAGACAAGTTTTGCATGAAGTGGACGGTAAAAGCTACACCTGGTTGCAGGCTTGGGGACTTTCCACCATACGAGAAGCTCTGCGCGTTGTGGGGCGTCGCAAGTCAGCCACCGACGCAGACCGGGAGATAGCCGAGTCGATCCAGACCAGGCTATCGCGAAAATGGTAAACCCATGACCCTCTGCCGCACCTGCCACCGTCGCCGCGCCGCCTGCTGGGTGCGCCTGACCCCCGCGTACGCGGGGGTGACGCATCAGCACGCCTATGAGCGGCGACCGCTGTGTGAGAAGTGCCTGGCGCTCATTCCAAAGAAAGAGATTGTAGAGCGGGTCGAGATACTGATGCAATCTATTAGTCAACCGCTGTGGAGCTTCACGGCGGCGCAGGTAGACGAGTAGCTGCTATGTGGCTGAGACTCTTATCTACCCTGGATATATCACACGACCTACACGAAAGGGAAATCCCTATGCAACTCGTTGATATTTTGGTTCAGGAAGCGATAGACGAAGATGCGCGCCAGCACGCGCAGGGCCGAAAGAGTCGCGTGTGGCTGTGGCTGGTCGGGGCGATGGCAATTGTGGGCGGCCTCGTGCTGGCCTGGGGGCTGCGATGAGTACGGCCGTTGTGCTGGTGTTGGTAGTCGGAGTTCTGATCTGGTTCAGCATCATTCTCGTTGTCGTGCTGGCGGCGGTCATGCTCTCCAGCCGCATGAGCGAACAGGAGCGGGAAGACGAGGAGCGAGAGAGATATGGATGATCTACTGTCTATCCGTCAGAAAGTCCAACGGCTCCAGGAGAATAACTTGGCGCTGCTGGATAAGTGCACTGAGTTACAACACGAGAATGCTGCAAAGCAGGAGGCGATCCATAGGCTACTGTGCTCTGACCTGTGCGACTACTGCGACCGGCCAGCCGAACGCCTGCGGGAAGGAGTGAGACTATGCACTGAACATATCTATGAGTTTCGTAAGTTTGACTAATGCCCCCGGGTCCACGGGGGCTAATCGCCCGGCGTCTAAACCGGGCAAAAGGAGATGATCCAATGACTGAGCAAGAGCAACAAAAGGTAATCGAAGATAGAGACAGCGCTCTCAAGGCGCTAGATGAACTGCGCGCCGAACTCAAGGAGTCGCCCGTTGGGGAGTCGGGCCTGTCGCTGAATTGGTCGATGTTGGATAAGCACGGCTGCCCGGTACAACTCACCATGCGCGGCGTGAATGCGGCTAGTTGGCCGGTGCTGTTTTGGCAGCGCGCCTCATTTGTGGAACTCGCCACCAAGAACGGTTGGAAGTTTCCGAATGCGCCCAGCCTGGCGCCCGCACCCGTCGAGAATAAGGCCGTTGCCATTGCGAAAGAAGAAGGCAATCACCAACTGGCGGAGAATATCCAGGCGGCAGCGAGCGACATCCCGGAGCCACCCGTGGGAAAGTCTTGGAACACGCTCGACATTGCGCGGGTCGTCATCGTCCCGCAGCCGGAAGGGAAAGTGAAGGCAGCGTTTTATGCCAGCGGCCACAATTTCGCCGACCTGCAAACGACCTGGAGCGCCGAGAGTGTGGCGGGTCTGCTCAAGCATGTGACCGGCCATGATGTCACTAAGCCGGCTGACATGGCCCTGCCCTGCCGGGTGTACTACACGCTCTCGGACAAGATTGCGCCGAAGTCCGGCAGACCGTATAAGGACATCGGCCACGTGCGTCCACTGGCCGCCTAAATCCAGCGCTGCCCCGTCCGCGTACCCGGCCCCGCTAGACTCGTGGCGTGTCACCGGAAACTACGGCGGGGCGGCGAGATTTATACCTTGACCAATGATAAAAAGCGTATATAATTACTCTATCTGCACCCACCGAACCGAAGCAGACGGCGGCTGGCTACCGCGACACGAAGCGACCAAGACGCTTTTCACATGGCGCTGGTTGTTTTCCACGCTGACTCCAAGTCTTCGTGTCGAATAGCCAGCAACCAGCTCCAGGTGAAAGGCGTTTTTGTTATGAATGGCATAGGAATCTATGGGGGTTATCCAGAACTGGTTATCTCCCCCGAATCAGAGTTCTGGAATTTGAGTGAGCAAGATCAATTGGATTACCTGAGCCAGTTCAAATCAGAACTAGACGAAACCCACCGCAGCCTAAAAAATCCAGTTCCCCCACCCCTGAGTATCAACCCCCAAAAGTGGACGGGCATACGCCAAGAAGTATATCAACGCGATGGTTCAAATTGCCGCTATTGTGGTCAGGATTTCCAGGGCGACGAAACTATAGATCATATAATCCCTAAGATACAGGGAGGAAAGGAAAAACTAGAGAACATGGTAATGGCCTGTCGCTCATGCAACAGTCGAAAGAATGGGCGCACTCCCGAACAAGCCGGTATGAGGTTGTTGCCATGAGCAAGACAATACTTGCTCAAGTAGAAGGTTGGACTGTCCTGATCGACTCTCTCTCCAAAGAACATGGGCTAGTGACCTCGGCAGTATTCGGGCGCATCTGGAGATTTTGCGGCATGGCAGATGGAGTCTGCACCGCCTCTCTCCAGCGTATTGCAGATGATTTAGGTTTGGATAGAGCTACTGTTATGCGCCATGCCCAGACCCTTGTTACCGCAGGTTATCTAAATGACCTAACTCCCCAACGGCGAAACCGGCCTCACACCTATGCCGATACCGGAAAAGCAGGCATTGTCTTGAAAATATCCAGTGTTGCACAGCGCAACACCGAAGAGACCCGTGTTGCAGAGAGCAACATCACTGTTGCACAGCGCAACACCCGTGTTGCAGAGAGTCAGTTGAAGAGACAATTAAGAAAGAAAGAAAGAGACTCTGGCGCTGACTCGCCCACTCCCAGAACACCCGACCTGCTCTTCGACTCTATCTGCGAGGTTTGCGGGATCGACTCTTCTGTAAACGGCAATGGCGCGAAAATCGGGAAAGTCAAGGCTGACCTACTCCGGGCCAAACCGCCGTATACTCCCGATGAGATTAGGACGTGGGGGCGGACGCAGGTCTGGCGCACGACGCCGCCGACCGTCTGGCAACTCAAGGAACAAATAGGCGCGGTTCGGAAGAAGGCGCCACTCAAGGAAACCCGCGAGCTATGACCCCAGACTCGTATGCCGAAGAAGCCGTTCTAGGTGCAGTCCTGATTGACCCGGCGACCTACCCGGACATTTCGGACGCGCTCAGCGCGGAAGATTTTTATTTTCATAAGCACCGTTGGATTTGGGACTCGTTTCTAGAACTAGCGCGAGCAGGTCAGGCCATTGATACTATGACTGTGACGGCCGCGCTCGACCGAGCCGGGCAACTGGCCGAGGTGGGTGGGGTAGCATACCTGGCGCGTCTAATTAACGTAGTCCCAACGTCTCAGAATGCAGAGAGCTATGCACGCATCGTTCAGGCCTCGGCGACGCGCCGCCGCCTTATGGAGGCGGCCGGCGCGGTAGCAAAGTTGGCGATGGATGAGGGCCGGCCTGTTGGGGAATTGGTAAATGACGCTCAAGCGACACTTTCGGCAGTGGCTGAACGCTATCATGGCGTGGGCGAAATCGTCCCGATGGCGCAGGCGGTATCGAGTTGGTACGAGCAGGTTGGGGGAAGCATCTCAAGCGGACATATCCCGGGCGTGACCACTGGATACAAAGTCTTAGACTCGAAAACCCTGGGCCTTAAACGAAAGGAGTTGTCCATTCTTGCCGGCCGGCCCAGCATGGGAAAAACATCACTCGCGGCGCAGTCTTCCATCCGGCAAGCACGGGCCGGCCTGAAGGTAGGTGTGTTCACTCTGGAGGAGAGTAAAGAGTCGTGGGTCGGGGCGGCCGCGCTAGCTGAACTTGGGATTGACCGGACGAAGGCCGGTCCGGACGACTTGAGCCGGATACTCCACCAGGCCAACGACTACTACAGCCTGCCCATTCAATTTTACGAAAAGGGATTCTCAACGCGAGCGCAAATCGAGCAAGCGGCGCGGCGCATGGGTGAGCTGGATGTGATATGGATTGACCATTTGGGTTACATAGACCACCTATCCGGGGACGAGTCGCGCATTCGCAACTTACCCTATTTGATTGGCGTCACGACCAAGCGCCTGGCGGCCATTGCGAAATCCGCCAATGCCGCCGTGATTGCGCTATGCCAATTGCACCGTGAGAACACCGGACAAGAGCCACAGCTTACCGACTTACGCGATAGCGGAGAGATCGAGCAGGACGCGCGGCAAGTCTGGTTTATTCATACGCCCGGATATTATTCCGATAACCCGCCGCCGGACGATAAGCCGCAGGAGGCCCGGATACTGGTTCGCAAAAATCACGATGGGCCGACCGGAAAGGTTAAGATGGCCTGGGTGAAGGCATACCGCCGCTTTGCAGAATGGGAGGGCTGGTCATGAACAATATTCGAGCGAACGAGTCTATGACAGTTGCAGAAGCAAAAGAGTTTTCCGAAGTTAATCGTCTGGTGGATGAAAAATCTTGGAAACGTATACCCTTTGACCGTTGGACAATTTATGAGCACTATAAAGTCAAGCTCAGGCTAGAAAATTGGCCGCCATTTGTTTATGATATGTACCTGAAGATACTCTGCAACACGCTAAAAGTATGAGCGCCTACCAACTGCCGGAGGATGTGCTGGACGCCGCCCGCGCCCTGGCCGACAGCGGCGAGGCCGGTTGGCGCGCGCGGGCCCGGCTCACCATCGGCGTGCTACAGAGTAGCAATGGCGTGCCCCGGATGGTGGTCTATCAGCAGTTGGCGCACGCGACTGATTTAGGCGTGTCCACCGTGCGACTCTATCATCAGTTGGAGACACGCTACGGTGAACTGCTGGACGAAATTCAGGTGCTGCGGTTCTCGCATCTCCGGCTAGCGCTCTCCGAAGCGCGTCGTTCGACAGGCTCACGATGCAGCCCACTCGAAGTGCAGGCCGTCATCCTACGGCGGCTGAAAGAGTCAGATGAGTTTGGCGGGCGACTCCCCCCGCCGGATGTCTGGAAGGCGCAACTCCGAGAAGGTAAGCAAGAGGGGACGCCAGAGAGATTTTATGAATCGGCCCTGCGCAACCTGGCGAGTTACCTGCGGCACTCACCCCCGAGTACCCGGGGGCAGCCGCGCTCGAAGATACAAGCGGCTCGCGCCGCGCTGGATATATTGGAGAACAAATGACGCGCTACCGTGCCCGCACCGACACCACCCACGCTGCCATCCGCGACGCGCTGCGCGCCGCCGGCTATGACGTGGAAGATTACTCCAACGTCGGCGGCGGTGTGTGGGATTTGGCGGTGCGGCGTCCGGCCCCCGGCTACACGGGGGAGCGCGGCTTCCGCTGCTGGGTGGAGTGCAAGACTCTCCGCAAGCGACTCACCGAGGCCGAAATCCGGTTCTGCCACGTCGCGCCGGGGCCGTTTATCATTGCGCTCACGCCGGAGCAGGCTATCGATGATTTACGCGAATTGGAAGTTTCACTAAGCGCCTTTTCTCGCGTCGGTGCCGGTTGGCTTTTTACCCAAGATGGATAACCAGACATCCGGCGCGGCCATCGGCGGGACAGTCTCAACGGGGATTCATCAGGAGATAAAGTGAAACGAATATCCATCAACGAAACGAATATACACCGACATATGTACGGCCTCGGCCACACCCGGCACAAGGTGAGCTTCTCGCCGGCGACGCTGGCCGCCGGCGCATCGCTGAGAGTAGACCGGAGTAAAGCCGTGGCGGTGGCCTTGCCAATCCTGGACGAGCACACTAACCCGACGCCAGCGCGCATCCGCGTTGCACACGCGATACTCGACGTCGCTTTCCCAGACGCCAACGACCGGCTGCAACTGAGTCTAAACGCCATCACATTTTGGCAGGCGGTTTACCAGCAAGCACTCCAGGAGCTAGACGGCCAGGCGTCGGCCCCCGTGTCCACGGGGGTGGATAGCACTTACCCGAATGGATAGCATTTATCCGAAAGGAAATAGATAATGGAGACTACCAGTTATAAACTCAAGATCGTATTCACCACATCCGTCCTGGGCACGCAGCCGCAGCTTGATGTGGCGACGAAATTCATCACGTCTAAAATGGCGGACGAGAGCGGCAACCTGCCCGCCGATGAATTGGGAACCCTACCCGAAGAATTGGAGAAGGGCACCACCGCGTTTCACAAGCTCGATGGGCAACCCATCTTCTATGATTATCAGGTAAAGGGATTTCTGAAAGAAGCCGGCCAGGTATTCAACGGCAAAGACGGAATGCCCAAGAGCCTGCGGAGCAAGATCGACAACCTGGTATTCCCTGGCCCACGCCAGATTGAAATTCATTTGCCGGACGGCGCTGCCGTCGGATTTTGTGAGCGTCCCCTGCGGGCGCAGACCGCGCAGGGCCCGCGCACCTCGCTGGCTCGCTCGGAAGAAATACCGGCCGGGAGTTGGTTCGAGTGTACGCTCAAAGTGTATCCGGGCGAGATTGGCGAGAAGGCGCTGCGCGAGTTGCTGAGCTATGGCGCGGATAAGGGCATTGGCCAATGGCGCAATGGAGGAAAAGGGCGTTTCTCCTTTGAACTCCATAAGGAAGGATAACGGCGGCCTGGCGACGGCGGAGCGTGGCTGTGCGATGCATGGCAAGGGCGCGGCGCAGCAGGGCTAAGCGCGGCCGGGAACAGCAAAGGCACGGCGTGGCAAAGGCAAGGCGTGGCCGTGCGCGGCGGCGCACAGCAAAGGCGCGGCAGGGCATAGCCCGGCCTTGCAGGGCACAGCAAAGGCAGAGCGATGTATAGCAAAGCGGCGCGTAAATGTCAGACTCCTGTCAGACTGGCCTATTGACATTAGGCCCAACATCCCGTATACTCCGCGGCGCAGGTGTTGGACAAGGCCCGCGCGCAGAAGTTAGCGAAGGTGGCAAAATGACCGCCGAAGAACGACAAGCCGAACTCGATGGAATGTATGCCGATGTATCTCAGGCGAATGTTCTGATGTATGACATTGCCGACGAATGGCCGAAGACGGAATACGGGAAAGCGGCGCGTCTGGCGCGCGAGAACGCCATGCTGAGAGAGCAGGAGCGGGAAGCTGCCTACGACCAGATGATAGCCGCGATCCGGTCTACCCTGACTCGCATGGAAATTCTGGCGAAAATCGATGACGACCGATTCGCCGAAACCTATCAGTCGCGCGCACTGCTGCGGTTGGCCCTGGCCCGCGCGGAGCAGGCAAAGTAACATGGTCAAGCGATTGACAGCGGCGCTGCACGCCGCCGAATCCGAACTGGTTGAGTTGCGCCTGGCATTGCAAAATTCCGAGGCTTGCCGCGCCGCCGCTGAACGGCAGGCGAATAAACTCATGGAACAGATCAAAGCAGAGGCGCGTCTGGCTATGGCTAAAGATGCCGCGCTCTGGGTCAAGAACCGCGACCTGCAGCATGATTTGGACGCTGCCCGCACGGATGTGGAGCGGATGGTACATGCTTTAATACGAGCAGAACAAACATTTCGTAACCTGTCTGGCAACGATCCCCGCTTGCGCGGGGACTACGACGACGAAGTTATTTACGGAAATTAACTTGAGAATATGCAGATTGCCCTCGCCGCGCACCGAGCCGCAACAACGTGAAGGCACTCGCCAAGAACGATACGGTCGGAAAGAGTGTGTGCCCGCTCCCCATGCGAGCGGCGGCCTGATGAGGTCAAGCCAGCGGTAACGGGTGTAGTCTTGCGATAGGGAGGCTGGATGAATACCTATGCACCCACAAGATAGATTCGAAATGACCAGGGCCATGCGGCAACATGGCGGCAGCTTCGTGAGAGCGCTGGCTGAATGTTTCGCATTGGCCGATAGTAGCAACTTAGATAGGTTGGTCGCAGCATTTCCGGAGTATATAGAACAATACTCCGCGATAGCAAGCAGCGACGCGGCTTCCAGAGCTTTGGCTTGGGACGCCGAAAAACAAGAACATGCCGAATAAGTGTCCCACCTGCGGCGCAACTAAACGTGAGTTCACTAGCAAGACGCTGCGCAACCCCGGACGGCGCTTCGCCAAATGTACAGCGTGCAACAGCGGTTTTGAATGGTTGACCCCCGATGACCCCCGTGTACACGGGGGGCGGGGGTTGAGCGATACTAGCGCTGGCGATGAAGTGTTGGCTTCACCCCCGGCGCTAGGAGCAGGAGCGCGTCCGGTGGTATCTCCCCGCGTGTTCGCTCCTGCTCCGAAACTCCAGGGAAGTGGCACTCAGTCTCAGGCAGCTTCCCTGGAGTCGCTGCTAGAGCCGGACGATGCGCCGGCACCCG